CATACGAACGGACTTGTATTAGGGGGTAGAACAAATGAGCTGGAAGTTAATTAACGGTGTTCGGGAAGGAACTACTGATAATTTCGTTATTGGCCCTGGTGTTATGTATAAGAATTTTAAAAGCGTAAAAGAACTAGGAGAAATGGTTGGAGCAACTACAGGTGGTACAAAAGTTGGCTTTGATCGTGAGTACTATGATGCTGATATTGATGGCGTATTAGGCAAAATGGTGCGTGGTAAATGGTTATTAAAAGATGAACCGCATATTGAACTTACATTAGTAGAATTTACAAAAGAAAACCTGCAGTTAGCTTTACCTGGAATGACAGTAGATTCTACAACAGAAACTGATTACGATATTATGAAGCCTTCAAATGAAATTCCTGACTCAAGTTATCACGATATCGCTTTAATTGGAATGATTTCCGGAAGTACTGTTCCAATTATTTTCGTTGTTCGTAATGCATTAGTAGTTTCATCTATTGAAGTTGATTTGAAAGATGGTAAGGGAACAGTCGGTTTGAAATGTAAGTTTATTGGTCATTACAGTGAATCTGCACCAAATACACCGCCTTACGAAATCTATTTACCAAAGAAAAAGAAAGCAGCAGCACCTGTTAAAGCGCCGGCTACCGCATAAATGGTAGTCGGTTTTTTATTACATAAAACGAGCTAAATGCTAAAAGGAGAGAATGAAATGGCTTCAATTTTAGAAAAAATGACGAATACCGGTACAGAACTTACAATTTCAGGTGTAAAGGTAACAATGCGACGATTAAATGTAACGGATGTTTGGCGTTTCGCTAAGATTATTTCGAAAGTTGGACGTAGCGCGATAGCCAACTTCGCTGATTTTGGTAAGGATAAGCAAGAAATGGATGAACTAACAAAAGCAGCAGAAGCTCTTCCGGAAGAGGAAAAACAAGCACAGTTAATTGCACTTAAAGAGAAACAGCAACAAAAAGGGTTAGAATTCGCTTTCCGTGTCCTAACAATGATTCCTGCTTGTGAAGATGATTTCACAGAGTTCTTTGCAAGCTTATTAAAGGTAGAAGCTGCAGAGTTTCGTCAATTCCCTCCAGAAGCAATGGTTGTTGTTATACAAGGGTTATTAGATAGTGAGGACTTAATGACTTTTTTCAACCAGGTCAAGGGACTAGTGAAGGTTCAGAGCGAGAAATGGAGCAAACCAGTAGCGGCTCAGATCCAAGCGTAAACGAGAATACAAGTGAATATTTAGAGGAAGCAGAACAAAATATGTTACGTGCTTTCGATAAGATCCAAAAACGGTATGGGTGGACAGATGAATATGTCTTATCCATACCTTATTCGCGTTTAATGGATTTATTTTCTTTTATTGCACAAGAAGAGCAGCAAGAAGAATTAAACGAGTGGAAGAAGATGGCGTTCATCGGATTTCAAACCCGTCAATTAGAAGAAGGAACTACTTTTAACGATTATCTTCAAGCATTCGGGCTTGCTGGTTCTCAAGAAGATACAGATTCCTCTTATGAGATGGGTGAAGTGTGGACGAAAGAAGAATGTGAAGCGCACGTTGAGCAAATCATGGCTCAATTCCAAGATGACGATGAGGAATAAAAAGGGTAATAAACCCCAGCGAAGGGGGTGCGTAAATGCTCGCTGAAATGTTCCAGTTGTTCGGAACAATTGGTATTAAAGCAGAAGGTGCTTATAAGGATTTACAACAATTTGAAAACCGCGTACAACAAACTGCAAATGGAATGCATGATAAATTCCAAAAAGCAGGAGAGTCGATTAGTCATGTAGGTAACAAAATGAAAGATGTTGGTACTAACATGACTGCTGGTGTCTCATTACCTCTAGCTGGTATTGGTGCGGCGGCTATTAAAGTAGCATCTGATTTTGATACATCTCAAAGAAACATCCAATCTTCTTTAGGACTTACTGAAAAAGGTGCTGAAAACTTAGGGAAAATCGCAAAGGAAACTTGGAAGGATGGATTTGGCCAAAGTATTGAAGAAGTAGATCAGTCGCTCGTAAAAGTGTATCAGAACATGAAAGAAGTTCCTTACGATGAATTAGAGGAAGCAACCAAAAGTGCTATGACACTAGGTAAAACTTTTGATTCTGATATCAATGAAGTTACTCGTGGTGCAGGTCAGTTAATGAATCAATTCGGTATTTCCTCCAAAGAAGCGTTTGATTTATTCGCTGCAGGTGGACAAGAAGGATTGAACTATTCAAACGAAATGTTTGATAACGTAGCTGAATACGCGCCATTGTTCAAACAAGCTGGATTCTCTGCTAACGAAATGTTTACCATTATGGCAAACGGAACCCGTGACGGTTCTTATAACCTAGATTATATAAACGACTTAGTAAAAGAATTTGGCATTCGTGTGCAAGATGGATCTAAGGGCGTATCTGATGCCTTTGCAGAAATGGATCCCAAAACTCAAAAGATTTGGGAGAATTTCAATAATGGTAAGGGAACTGCTGCAGATGTATTTAATGCTGTATTAGCTGATTTAGGTAAAATGGATGACAAAGTAAAAGCCAATCAGCTTGGCGTTGCTGTATTCGGAACGAAATGGGAAGATATGGGCGCCGAAGTTGTTTTAGGACTTAATGATGTGAACGGAGCACTTGGTGATGTTGATGGAGCCATGGGTAAAATGCAGAAGACTCAGCAAGAAGCTTTTGGTGTTCGTTGGCAAAAACTAGTTCGTACTACGATGGCATCATTAGAGCCACTAGGAAAGGCAATTATCGATATTGCAGAAGTGGCGCTTCCTCCAATTATAAAAGCCGTGGAATTAGCAGCAAAAGCTTTTAGTTCTATACCAAAGCCAATCCAAATTGGTATCGTAGCAATTTTAGGTATGGTTGCTGTATTAGGACCGCTAATTGCCATGATGGGATTCATGACAAGTGGCGTTGGCGCATTTGTCGGTTCATTAAGATTCTTAGTACCAATACTTACTAAAGTACCGTTGTTATTTACAGGAATTCTTAAAATAGGACCACAACTCATTGGAATGTTTGGTGCGATAGGTAAGGCGCTTGCTTTACTTGGACGATCTGCAATGACATTACTCATGAATCCCTGGACAATTGCAATATTAGCCGTTGTTGGATTGGTTTACTTAATTTACAAAAATTGGGATTCTGTCGTTAAATATACGAAGCAAGCCGTGAAATGGATAGGTGATGTATGTTCTAAAGGATGGGATGCAACAGTTAAGGGGGCAAAAGCTGCCTGGTCTGGTTTAACTAAGTTCTTTTCTGGATTTTGGGAGGGAACGAAAAAAATATTCCAGTCTTCCGTATCATTTTTGGGTAAACTCCTAGAAGGAGCATGGAAAGGTATTACCGCAGCAATAAAATGGCATATTAATACTTGGAAGAAAATATTCGAAGTTGGATGGAATGTCATTAAATTTCTATTTAATGCTGCTTTAAATGCTATAAAAAGTGTTGTTAAATTTGCCTTAGAATTCATTAAGAATGTAATTTCATTTTATATAAAAGCGTATCAAACGATTTTTAGAGTTGGATGGAATGTCATTAAGACAATTTTTACTACTGTCCTTAACTTTTTGAAATCGTTTGTTCGTGCTGCATTCGAATTTATAAAAAGTGCTATTTCTACAGTGATGAATGCAATTAAAACCATTATTTCTGCAGCATGGAATTTTATAAAAACAGTATTTGTTACTGTTTTGAATTTCATTAAAACCACTGTTCAAAATGCGTTTAACTTTATTAAAAATATAATCATTAACGTAATGAATGCGATTAAGAATTTCATTCAAGCGGCATGGAACTTTATTAAGGATACGATCATTGGAGCCGTTCGAGCCTTTGTTAATTTCGTAGTTGATAATTTTAATAGACTTAAAAATACTATTTTTAGTGTTGTTGGCGCTATTAAAGATTTCATAGTAAGTAGCTTTTCTGCAATTAAGAAAGCTATTACGGGAGCTTTTACAGGTATTGTAGATATCGTAAAAGATGTATTTGGCAAAGTGGGATCCATTGTAAAAAATGTAGCAAAAGATGCAGTTAGCTGGGGAAAAGATATCATTGCTGGTATTGGTGAAGGTATGGCTGCGATGGGTGGTTGGGTAGCTGATAAAGCAAAAGGCGTAGTCAGTGGAATTCCAAAAGCAGTTAAAAAGTTCTTTGGTATCCGGTCTCCTTCACGTCTAATGATGGAATTCGGTGGATTTATTACAGAAGGTCTAGGTGTAGGGATGGAAAAAATGATTCCTGCAGTAGATAGAGCTTCTGAACTATTAAATAAAGCCGTTGTTCCACCTAAACCACTGAAACTAGTAACCGATGTATCTACTCAAATTGGACAAATGGGAGCGCGCTCTGCTGATTTAATTGGTAAGAATGTACATCCATATGCTGGACAAACCCACGTTGAAAAGAAAACGGATAAAGGCGTAACAATTCAAAATGCTACATTTAGAGTCGCTGTTGAAAAACTACAATCTGCAGACGACTTTGTAAAAATGAGAAAGCTGCTACAAAACGTAGTTGCTGATGATCTAATGGGAATGGCGGTGCGAAATGTATGAGTATATTAAAAACATTGCATAGAAGAGGTGGTTCATACCATCTCTTAGGGGATGTAGCAGAAGTAAAAAACACAATACGATATACGATTAATTTCTCATGGCCAGGGACATATAACTTTTCATTTATGTCCCAAGTCCCTATTGGTTCTGATGGTATGTTACCAAATAAATATTTTATTGTTCGAGTAAATGGTATTGAGAAATTTAAAGCAAGAGGTGCTTATGCTTGGGAATCTAGAGAGATATTTGTAGGTGCAGGACCACAAACGATTGAATTCACAACAAGCGGTTATGGTGGTGCAGATGTAGCTTATATACGTGATGTTCATTATTACGCTTTTGGATTCGTCCCAAACATTGCAATGATTGAGCAAACAAAATTACCGAAATCACTAGATGGCTTAAAAACTTATAATGTCATGCATGGATACCCACGTTCCCAAAGTACTGGTAACAAAGGATGCGAAGTAGAATTCACTTTACTATTCAACGATATCAGTTATTGGCGTGATTTCATGAGGGAAATATATCGCCCTCATATTATTACTGGTGATTACGGTACGTACGGGGGTATAATTCAACCGAATGAAGTAGATTCAATACGAAAAGGAACGTTAGTCATAACAAAATGTAAATTAACGTCCATGTCACAAGCAGGAGTAGGAGTTGATGGAATGTGAGAGAAGGATCTATTTCTTTAATTAGAATGTTGGGGAGTTATTTCCAAATGGGGAATAACTCCCCTAATTTAATTGTTTATATGAAGAGAAGAGACTCGTCTTCTTACGTCCAAATACAACATCGTGTAACAGGTCTAGAAGTCCAGGAGAACGCCGACCAGTTCGCAAGTACATTTACTATTACCTTTGCAAATGAATACGGTCAAATGGCTCCTGATAATTGGTACGGTAAGTTTTCTTCTATTCAAGAATGGTTTTATAACAGTGAGGTAACAAATACAAATCAATTGTATCCACAAACTGAATTTAAGGTGTCTATCGGCTATGGTGAAGAAGCTTTACCATATATACATGGTTTTGTATCCGATGTGAAGATAAATGCCGAAAGTGGTACAATCTCTGTCACTTGTACAACATCATATAAAAAGGTTCTGCATAAATCAGTTGTTCCAACGCCTGGATCTGATGAAATTGTTGCGCCAACCGGTAATGTTTATGATGTTGTTAAATTCTTCTTTCAAAAAGCAGGAGTTACATTACACGGCAGCAGAGTCAATATTCCGGGTACCAATCAAAGTTGGATTGTTGAAGGAGCAACGGGGAAGAGATTCCAAAAATGGGATGAAATTGTAAGGGACATTATAGATACAACATTCCATTATATTAAACATGAACCAGATGGAAGTTGCACATTTATGAAAATGCCGGACTATGCAATTAACGAACCTGCAAAGTTTAGTTTTAGAGAAGGAGAAAATCTTATTTCACTAGACATGCAATTAACAGATCAAGACATAAGTAATAGTGTCGTTGTTAAATGTGGCGATTACGCAAATGGATTCATTAATCCGTTTCTATTAAAAAATGTTTCGCAGGGTGATTTACGAGAGGAAATGATAGAAGTTCCCTGGGCCACAACATTCTTTGCAAGAAGAGCAGTTGCTGCAGCTTATCATTTAAAAGCGATTCAGAAGTTCAGAACATTAACAGTTGCAGTTGTTGGAGATCCAAGGATTCAATTATTTGATGTAATTTCTGTTTACAATAGAGATTCTGGCCAACAATGGAATTACTTTGTTAAAGGGATTAATACAATGGTTTCTGCAGATGATGGATTCTATCAAACTTTAGATTTAACAGTTAACTATGGGTATGAACCTGCTCCATATACAGATATAACTGGTATTACAGTAAATGTAGATACATTACGATTAAAACTTTGGGATTGGGATCTTGAAGATGGCGATTTATTAAATATTTATTGTAATGATAAATTAGTAGCTGAAAATTATTTCATCCGGAACAATCCTACATATGTTGATATCCCACTAGAATATGGTGTGAATATTATTGTATTTGAAGCAGTACGAAACCCAAAAGGGATTCTTACAGGACGTTTACAAGTACTAGATACAAAGAATAATATCTTATTCGATTATGGTTCCTTACCAGATTTATCATTTCCTCGGGTAAATCAAGATGCAAATCACTATTATATCCAACGTCCAGCCAAAACGTGGTCTGTTACGAGGGTAAACTAGGGGTGATTCTATGATAATGCAAAAAAACTTATATGATCCAATTATGTATCTAATGAAAGGTCTAATTGATAGGCAAATATACACCGGTGGTAAACCAATGCCTGGGAATGACCCAAATGACGTATTTAAAGAGGGTATGACCGAGGGCTATACGCTTATTCGTGACGGTGCTCGTTTATCTGCAGTCGATGGAGATAAATATTTGCACTATGATTTAGTTTTCAATGCACAAGGCATGTTAGAAAAGGTTCTTGTCTCTCATAAAGTAACCGGAAAAGAGATGGAGATACAATTAATATATAATGCAAAGAAACAATTAGAGCGTGTACAACCTCGACTTCTTAATAAAGGTAACGGTATACTATCTGATTTAGCAATTCCCGATGTGTCGTAATGATGCGCGGGAATTTTTTAATACACGAAAAAGGGTGATTACTCTTGTTTGAAACAACCTATTTAGCCAGTGGTCGATTAGATCCACCTTTTCATCCGACTAAAACAGAACCATTTATACCTGGTTTCATTATGGATTCTACATCATTTAAAACGGATGAAATGAAGTATACGTTACCTGCAGATATGGAGATTTACGCAATTAGTGTTAGTTCCTCCATTTACGAATTAGATGATAAATGGGATTTACTCGTAAACGGTCAAACCGTTTGCCAGGATATATATACAAAACGTCTGCCGGAAGGTATGCACTTTATGGTTTATAAGGCAGCAAAAGCAGGCGACACAATTGTATTTCGATTCCATAACCAAGGGATTCTTGATAAAACAATTTGGTTTGAATTGCACTTTTTAAGATAAGGGGGCGTACTCATGAGTTTTGCAGTTACTTATATGGCCGGTGGAAGGTTTGACACGCCTTACTTCCCAACAAAAACAGAGCCGTTCATCCAAGGGCGAAGAGTTGGTGTTCATGATGAAATTCATTTAGATAAGTTTTCATTGCCATTCGAAACGGAAATGATTTCTTTTTCTGTCGCTGCTTCACATTACAGTGATAAGGACTATTGGAATTTATTTATTAATGGCCAACAAATATTTAAAGAAGTTTATGTGAAAGATGTGCCGGAGGGATTTAATTTCTCCGTTGTAAAACCTATACCTGCTAATGCAGAAATAAAGTTCGAATATCACAATATATCTGCAGAGAAAAAGGCTATATGGCTGAATTACCAACTATTACGAGATTAGGAGCGTGAAATAAATGGCGTACGTTGAAAAAATGTTTACAGAAGGGGAATTCCAGGACGATCTTTGCAAACTACTAATTGCAAATGGTTGGACAAAAGTAAAATCATTTTTTAAAGCTGCTTATCCAGATTTAGATGTGAAATCCGAAAATGATACAAGGTTTGAATTCGGAATATGTAAACATATGTTAGTAAAAAATGATAGTGGTTCAATTTATGGAATTTCTCAAATTTCAAAATGGTCACTGAAAAAATCAGATATAAAGTATAACTTTGCGAATGAAGAAGGGCTGAAAGCTTTTGCAGAAGACGGGAAACGTCGATTAGAAAGCGGTAGAGATCGTTCTTGTTTTTACGCCTATATGATTGAAAGAGAACCAAGCACTACTGATGAAGGTATTGTTATTCTTCCATATGAATCTAATAAATTAGAAAATACATTAATGGATGTTGAACTAACAAAAGTCACAGTATCTACCAAAATACCGCCAAATGGAGGGAATCCATACAAAGTTTACTCTTATGATGAAGCTGAAGTACAAGTTATGATGTCACCTTGGGTGAAGATTACATTACGTAATACAAATATCCAGGGGATTGATGCAAAAACAAATTGGTGGCCAGACTCTTTAGTTAGAATTAATGGTCAAGTTGATAAAAGTCGTGTTGTTTTATTAATTCAAGCAGACAATACACCTGCTTTTGAAAATAATGTAGTTCCTGTTGTTCCGCTTTATATGGGACAGCTAGAAAGTTATGCAAACGATGATACATTAGGTGATGCATTATGGGCAGGAACAGCATTTGATACAGGTAATGAAGAAGCGTCTCATAAATTTAACTTTAATGATACTAAGCCATATAGAAATGTCAGTTCCTATATGCCATTTATGAAATCCTATCCTCGTTCTCCTGGTAACGGGATTGATAACGTAATTATTAAACGTTCCAGATTAGGGGCAAGATACCAGGCGCATTACATTGCTTGGAATGTAGCACCAAACGAAATGCCGCCGGATCGTATCGGTAAAGATGGTGGTCAATATTCTAAATCTTGGCAAACACAAGATAATGACGAATATAAATATCAATTTAACCCATCCGTTTACAGTAACAAAGTACATACTTCTCGTGCTTACATTGTTCATCCGGATGAAGGTGTACGTGGTTATTTACCTTACATGATTCTATTATCACCACTTGGTTTATTAAATGGGGATAGATTGAAAGTCAGACAAAATACCTGCCCAGATACACATGACATTTACAGATTCTTTAATGTTGATGCTATTTCACCAATTACAAAAAGACCAGCGACAGCATACCGCCCTGCAGGGTTTGGTATTTTCGAAAAAACGGTATAAAGGGGATTATATATATGTGGTTTGATAAAGTTGCTTATTTACAAACATTACCTTATGAACTTGAAAACTTATTTGCAGAAAAAGGTTGGAAACGAACGTTATTCTTCCAAATCAAAAGCGGAATCTCGAAATTCATCGATGTACGATTATTTGAATCATTAGGGAGTGACGGGGAACGCAGGAGATTCGGTATTGCAAATGCATATGATACAGCAGATTCCGATTTTACAGATAGTCGTTTTATATCTGCAGATTCGCCGTTAGGAAAATTAGGAATGGGTGATGGAGTAAAGAAAGAGTTCTCCATCCCTGTTTTCCCGATTTCAGGACCATCCGTGACGGTTTATGTAAATGGTATTACACAAGATAAATCGACTTATACAGTTGATGCTAACACCGGTAAATTCACCTTTAAAACCGCAATTGGAAAAGGCGATAAGGTGACATGTGAATATCGTTTAGCTATGAATACGTATGAGCCTAATAACGATATGCTTTTATTTACTTTTAGTAGATATTTCATTGAAAAAGAAATTCGTAGTGGCGATAAATTAGGGGAATTAGGAACAGGTGATGGTACGAAGAAGAATTTCACCTTACCATTCCCTAATTTTGATGAAAGCCGAACGATAGTTTACAAGAATGATACTATGGTAGATCCAAGTGAATACTCATTTACAGAAAAAGAAGTCGTATTTAAAACCGCACCTGCAGCAACCGAAAAAATTAAAATTGCTGGTATTTACTTCTTATTACCAAAAGAAGATGGGACGCTTGATATTCTTACAGCAAAAACAAATTTCGATGTACAAAAGATGGAAAGTATTATGGGTGAAGTATATTCTACGATTAATTTTGTAAACCCATCCCCTTATACATCAATTAGTTTTACACCAGAACAACGATTTTCTAAAGAATTGAATCGTGACTCTGTTGTTTACCTATACGGAAACGCCAATAAAGACCGTATGGTTATGTTTATGCGTGTAGATCCAACGCCTAATCCGGTTCGCGCTTTATTCGTACCGCTTTATATTGGAAAACTTTATACATTTGATGTAGCGCCAAGAAAAAACATGGTGATTTTAAGCGGCTGCAGACCTGGCGACCAATTTTCATATGCGCCGAATAAGAAAATCGGTAATGCACCACTTGACTATGGTTCTGATACATCGAACGGTAACGAAACCGTTCAGTTATCCCAATCAAGTACCGGAGCAATGTACCAACATCATTATTTAGCTTTTATTACACACGATATGTTAGTTGATAGTGGACAAGGACGATTTAACCCATCGGTTTATAGTGGTAAATACCATTTATCTCAAATTTATATTGTCCATCCTAATGACGGGTATGTTGGAAAATTAGATGATGTATATGCAGTTCATCCAAAAAACATCCAACAAGCAGATGAGTTAGAAATTGAAAAAACAGTTGTGGATGAGGTGCTAGGAAAAGGCGATGGTCATCGTAAAGTATTTCATTTAGAACATAAACCAAAGGGCGATACATTAAATATATTCGCGTCTTGTAGAGAAGTTGAAAAGACCGAGTATGTATACAACGCAGATGATAAAACTGTTACATTTATTGAACCGCCTGTTAACGGATCTGAAATTACAGGAGCGTATGAAATGGCTCAATTATATCGTTATACATTGCCAACAACGCCGATTTCACCTATGACACAAGCCAAAGCAACACCGTTCAATCCAATTGGTCTAGCAATCTACAAAGAAGATATTTAAACGTAAGGGGGTAGCAGAAGAATGAGTGAAAAAGTTTATTCTATTGCTTCCCCTTCTATATGTATCAAAGAAAAAAGTCATGTTGTTCTCGTTGGTTCTGGACCAAATAGAAATGAGAAGGTATATTCCTTTTCTGTTTCCCCTGCAAAAAGAGAAAACAAAAACCAAGTAGATTATCCAATTTGCATCGCTCCTTATGCAAGGTATAAAGCGATAAAAGAAGATCATGCAGGAGTTACAGCTACAAAGGTAAGGGCAAAAGGAATTTTCACAGGTGTGATGGAGGAAGCGCTGCGACAAATAGAGGTAGATGCTTATATTTCAAATACAGCTGATTTTGAGTTAAATCGAAATATTAATGTGGCCAACATTGAAATGCAGTACTCTCAACGAATTGATGAGGTTCCAGTTCAACTAATTACTGCAGAAGAAGTACAACATGGACGGATTTTCGATATAAACCATATCGAAGGGGTAGAGAGCACAAGGCAAAATGAACAAGTTGTAATTTCAAATCATTTAGATACTGCAGAACGTTTAACGCAAGAATATCAATCTGCTCCAATTATGGAACAGGAATTAATAAAAATTAAATTACGTGAATTCGTAGCTGATAGCGAAGAACTTCCGGAATGGGTTCGTATTGCAAGGATCGTATATGGCGAAGGCTTTTATGAGCAAATCACCGGTAATAGAATTTCAGAAGAAGTTCAAGCGATTACTATAATTGAAACACCGAGTACTATTATTACCAGAGAATTCGAAAGTGAGTTTGAAGAAATCACTTTACCAAATGCGGTTACTGAAATGAAACCAGCTACTATTATTGAGAATGAGAGTAGTGAAATACAACGCGATGACGTTATTATTTACTCTCAAAACGAATTAGATATAGCTAACAAAGAGAAAGAATTACAAGCTGTTATGGAGGAATCTGAACTATTTGACGGTATGGGGATGCCTGTATATCTACCGGACTTTGATTTATTCGCGCGTATTCAAAAAGAATTATTAGTGAATATAGCAGCACAAAACGAAGTGAATCTGATTAAAGAAATACATGATACAAATGTAATAAATTATGAAGATACGACAGTTGTAAAGGATATTTCTGCAGCACGTATAGAATTAGATCATGCCATTGTAGAAAAGATCATACCGACTTTACATGTTCATTCCGATAATTTTACTCGTATGAAAGAAATTGATACAAGTATGGTCATCGATGAAGAAACGGATAAAAAGATACATGTAATTAATAGTTATAAAATTGAATGCGAAACTTATGAAAGAATTGTTGACCAGGACGCAGTTATAACAGGAACAGAAGAAGCTGATCGAGTAGTAGAAGTATTAGAATCCGTTTACTTCAATAAAGAAGAAGCGCAGTTACAACGAGAATACAGCGGATCCATAACAATATGTGATGAGGGAGATAATACTTCACGGGTTGTATCTGTTGAGCCATTAATCAAAATGGATGAAACTGAAAGAACAACCGATACACTTAATGGTCATTTAATCGAAACTACTGTAACAACTAGAGACAAAACTATAAATACTGTCGCTAAGGAAGTAGATTTATTCGAACGAAGTACTACTGAATCACAAATAGAATTAATAGATTTTGTTTCCGCAGAAAATTCAAAAGAATTAGTGACAGATGTTATTGAATTGGATATTTCGGATAAAGCTCATGTAGCACAAATTGCTCACCTAGTAAATGATCTTGTATCTGAATCGAGTAATCGAACAATCTTTGCGGATACCGCTATGGATGAACCTGCTAAACAGCGTGTGAAAGAACATCATTCATTACTGGTGGAATTTGAATTATTCGAAGGTTTAGGCGTGCCCGTTTATCTGCCGGACTTTGATTTATTTGGTATTGTCCATAAAGAATTTGAAACGAGAATTGCTATTTTAGAAATGACAGAACGACAAAATCAAATGAAAGAATCACAAATCCTATCGGTAGAAAATACTCAAAAGATTACACGTGAGGTTCAAGCAGAAAACACGCAAATGATAGGGACCGAAAGAGTAACACAAGAATTTTATGCAGCTGCCGTTGATGTAATTACATCCGATAAAATAATTTTGGATGTAGATACTGCTGTAATAAAATCAGACGATTTCACTACATGCCATACACAGCAAATCATTATCGATAAGGCAACTTCATTTAATGGAATTCGCGAATTAGACAGTGGTGTTGTCACTGAAATATCCTTATCCGATAAATCTAACATCATTAAAGATGTAAATTTACTAGAAGATACACAAGCTATAAGGGAATCCTTTCATAATACAACGCTTAGTAACCAGGACTTATTCGATAGAATCAACCAAATTGAAGCGATTCATACTACTTACAATGTATTTGATAGGGTCAATACGTTACAAACGATTATGGGGGAATCTGAACACTCTAAGCGTATAACGGAAAGACCTTCAGTTATGGGAGATTATTATACTTTCTTATTAGATAGAGTATTGGATACAGAAAAACCAGATGAAGTAATAGAAATACAAAAAGAGAATGATGATCCAAAGTTATGGTTGCGTCATAGTCGCCAATCATGGTGGACAAACTCAAATTGGAAGAAAACAAGATAGAAGGTGATGAAATGGCAAAAGTAGGGGAGAAAATCGATGGGGTAGAACCTGGTTGGTCCAATATTAGTTTTGGTAATAGTTCTATAACATATACCGGTATGACTAAAGGGGTTCGTTACGCTTATGGTGCAGGGAGTACTGCAAGTTACTCATTTACCTTTACAGGAACCGCTGTAAGAATTATTACTGGTCTCTTCTCGGATGGTGCAACAAATGCAGAGATTAAAATTGATAATACGGTAGAATATGCGAACTTTAAAGGAACTAGCGGAGATCCACATATAGTTTATGAAAAAACTAAACTTCCATACGGTACCCATACTATAACAGTCCGGTCAAACGGATCGGGCACATTATCACTTATGTCCATTCACTATGCTGCATCTGCTAACCAGGGAGATAAATTAGTCAAACCAGAGTTAGGGTGGCAGCGACATAAGTTTGATGAAAAATTAAGCGATGGTACAGAAGCTGTAAAATACTATCCGGAAAATATTTGGACACGCTATTCGGAGTATATATTTACAACCAAACCAAATGTTGGTTACATCCGATTTAAATTTTATGGTAGTGCTATACGAATTATATCAACGCATTTTAGTGATACTGCAACAATGGCAAGAATAATCATTGATGGAAAAACAAACTACTATAACTCAAGGGGCGGATCAGATGGGGACCGACTTTCTTTTGAAAATTTAAATTTACCTTTAGGAATCCATACAGTAGAAATCTATACTAATAATACCGGGAACCTAAGTTTATCTGCTATAGATTTAAAAGACGGGGAATACCTTGTACCCTTAGTTAAAATTGGAGAAGATTTACTTCAACCGGAGCCAGGTTGGACCCGTTATGATGATACACATAGCAATATTAAATATCTCGGCACTTGGAAAGTTACTAACAGTGGTTACAATAGTTCTTTACACTATAAAAATGAAAACGTCCCTCCCAAAGAAACTGTAGCCATTAAATTTAAGTTTTATGGAAAATCATTACGAATTATTGGATTAAAAATGGCTTATTATTCTCAAAACGCTTTAATTCAAATTGATGATAATGAACCTGAACTTATTAGTTTCTATGGCGAAACTATCAATACTTGCTTACTATACGAAAAAACAGGATTAAAAGAAGAAAATCATACCGTTACAATATGGGGAGAAAACATCAATTTAGATGCAATTGATTTCAATGAAGGTGGATATCTTATCCCTACTGTTAAAGTAGGTGAAAGTCTAATAGAACCAGAACTCGGTTGGAAACGATTTGATGATACTGACACAAGAATATCTTATGAAAACCCCGACGGCGGTAAGTGGAAAAAAATATCAGTGGATCCTACTGAATATTATAACGGAACAACTACCTATAAAGAGCATTTAGGAATGCCACGTTTAAAAATTAAGTTTAAATTTAAAGGGATTCAGCTCAGAATTATGGCATCGAGATATACCACAAACGTTTCTAAATATGAGGAAGCTAAGATTCTAATCGATGGGGTTCAATATGTATACAACCAAAATGGAACGTCGAATCAGTTTTGTACATTATTATTCGAATCACCAATCTTAAACCAGGATGTTCACACGGTAGAAATCACGACCGGTAAGGATCCATTCGATTTTGATTGTATCGATATATTAGGTGGGGAATTGTTTTGGGAACCTGCTAAAGTGGGCGATGTACTTACACAACCAGAACCTGGGTGGAAACGGTTTGATGATACAGATAGTAATATCCAATACAAAGGACCTTGGCAAGGTGTAGGATCAACAAATAATGGTTACTACAATCTAACAATGAGATTCAAGAATAAGTCTCATGGTTCAGAAGCCGTTATATGTGAATTCGGTTTTACAGGAACTGGAATTAGTGTAATCGGAGCCATAATGAACAACAGTGAATATTATCAAAAGCCTATAAATATCACGATAGATGGAATAACAGAGACATACAGTATGTATCGTCCTAACATAAACGAAAGACAAGTTTTGTTATATCAAAAAACAAATTTAAAACCAGGTTCTCATACCGTGAAAATTGAAGCTCAAGAAAATCTTGTTGATGCTTTCGACATTCAAGACGGTTCTCTTTTTACACCTGTTAAAGTGGGCGATGTACTTAAAGATCCGGAATCCGGTTGGAAACGGTTTGATGATAGAGATCCAAACATACTTTATCAAGGTAATTGGATTGAAAATGAAAATATCACAACTCATTATCGCGGAACTTTTCATAATAAGCCCTCTAGTAGCGGTGATGATTCAATCGTAAAAGCACTATTCGACTTTTCCGGAACAAAAGTCCGTATTATTGCGTTTATGACTACCGGGTCTTATGACGTTGGTACAATCAAGATAGATGGTGAAGCATTTAATTTTAGTTACATTAAAGGAACACCTACAGCACAATGCCTTGTATTTGAAAAAGTAGGGCTAGAACCAGGGATTCATAAAGTTGAGTTGTCTGGAAGATATATAAACTTAGATGCTATTGATATTGATGAAACCGGGGAATTAATCCCGATAGAAATAAAAAAACCAAAAGTATCCTTGTACGAAAAAGAAAGTGGAAAATTATTTGTTGATGATTTCGATTCCATAAATCCAAAATGGCTTATGTCTCCATTTACCGCATTTAACAACGTGGTTAAACCAGGATTTTTACGTATGAATCATTCTGCAGATAAAGATGTGCTGCTATTGATTGATAAACCACAAGGTAACGTAGCAATTCAAGTCATTGCGGATTATACTCCTACAAAAGAAGGAGATAAAGGCGGTTTACTCATTTACAAAAACGAAGCCAATAACATTGAGTTCCTTGAATCGATGAAAACAAGTGATTCTCCGGATCCAAAAGAATGGATGGCCGTATGTAAAGAAAACCAATGGGACTTTTATAATAAAACAGATGTAACGTTTGATTACGTACGTAGTGAGCAGTTAGAAGCTCATAAAATTAGCGTTGTACTGAAAAAAGGAAATGCAGAAGGGTTTACACCTTTAGATATAAATAAAATCATTATCACTACAAGTAATCTATTACGCCTGCGCCAATTATACGAAAAGTATAAAGTTGTATTAAAAGATGCTGCAGAAAATGTTATTTCTACAAGTTTTGTAGAAGCAGCCAATACAGGAATAGATATTCCGTTACCTTCTTTAGAATTTGAGGGAATCGTAGAAATATATGACGAAGACGGAACATTAGTAGCAAAAAGACAAACAACGTTCTTTGGTGGCGATATGTATTGTATGGGTTCTTCCCTACACATATCGATGGATACAAAAGAATTAGATGAAACGGATCCAACTCATTTAGGATATATGACCGAAACCGAACGACTGGTTAAAATGACGCTAACGAATGATAATGTTGGTCCAGTTAGTAATGTAAAAGTAGCAATACAGCAATACATGGAGAAATTCGGTTATACCTGGGCACATGTATCACTAGATGGTTCCCATTATACGGATGAACTAGCTATTGAAACATTAGATGCAGGAAGCAGTAAAGATTTTTGGGTAAAAATCATAAAAGATGTAAATTACATGGCTTTTGAACCGATTTATTTCAATATCCACTTATCACATGAGTAGAGAGTTAAGCGTGCTGCAGCAGCAGGCTTTTTTATTTTGGTCAAAATTTGAAAGGAGGTGAGAACTTGGAACGAATTCAAGAACTTATCAAGTCATTGAATATATCTGATGTAATTACAAGTACTCAATTTAAAGTGGGTGGCATTATAAGCGGAGGACTAGGAACATTAATTAATTTGCTATATGGTAAAGCGAATTTGATTTGGATCGGGATTTTCGCATGGATTATTATGCTTGATTGGATTACTGGTAGTAAGGCTTCAAAACTAGATGGAACATACAGCAGCCAATACGGAATTGAGGGCATCACGAGAACCGTGGTGCTTTTATCGTTACCGGCTCTTGCACATCTATTTGATATTGCTCTTAAACTACCAGATTTCTTTTTCTTCATGGTGGTGGGCGGATTGAGTTATCACATTTTTAATAGTTTCGCTGCAAACTGCGCACGAATTGGCTGGGAAAGATGGATTCCAGCATGGTTATTAGAAGCAGTAGCATCCGAAATTCAAGCAAAAATCCAAAGATCCAACGAAAGAAAAGAAAAACAGAATAACAAATAAAAATATATGCCTTACATAAGGAGAGCATTGTCAAAAGACGGTGCTCTTTTTGTTTGGCCAAAAGGGGAAAATACACAATGAAAAAACCATTGAAACTATTTAGTTCATTATTCATGACTCTATTGCTCTTATTTTCGTTCGCTACGGCTTCTTTTGCTGATAGAGTACTAATTATTCAAGACTTACCGAAACAAGCTTATCGCTACGGTGTGGGCGCTTATGAGGGTGTTGTAGCACATAGTACAGCAACACCAGAAGCGCCAGCAATTAATATTCAACGTTACGAGTCTCGTACATGGCGTTCTGCTTTTGTTCATTATGCAGTAGATTGGGATGAAACAATCCAAATTGCCGATACAAAATATATTGCTTATGGTGCTGGACCAGCTGCTAACAAACGATTTGTTCACGTAGAACTTTCTGAAACTAGTAATCCAGCTAAATTTAAATCTTCTTACGAACGTTATGTAAAACTATTAGCTAAGATTTTAAAAGATAGAGGAATTCATCCAAGCAAAGGATTATGGACACATAAAGATATTACTTACAAATTAGGTGGAACAGACCACGAGGATCCGCTTGATTATCTTCGCAGTCATGGTGTATCAGAATCACAATTCAGAGCAGACGTACAAAAGGCGTATGAAGGCGCGACGGTTACAGTTAAACCAAAACCACAAGAACCTTCTCAAAACGTTACATGGACAACAGGCGTCGCTTATATCGATGGGTATAATGTAAACCTTAGAAGTGGACCATCAACAAATTACGGTATTATCCGCCAATTAAGTAAAGGTGAATCATATCAAGTATGGAAAAAAAAAGGTGATTGGTTAAATCTTGGTGGTAATCAATGGATTTATAACAACCCATCCTACATTAAATATCAAGGAGAACAAACTTCTGCTGCAAGTTCAGTTGTAGGAAAACGCGTTGTTTCTAAAGTGGACAACCTTCGCTTCTATGATGCTGCTTCCTGGGCTGATAAAGATGTAGCCGGAACCGTAGATGAGGGGCTTGGATTTACTATCGATGCTAAAGTATTAGTGAATGGATCCGCACAATATAAAGTACACAACAGTAAAGGTACAACATTCTATATTACAGCAAATGAATCATATGTATATGTGAAGTAAATAAAAAGGGCATGCCTAATTACAGGCATGCCTTTTTTTTGTGTACTTACTTATGTAACAAGTGCACAGTCCACTTATAAGATTGAAAAATCTAAGATTGCTAACTAAGCAACCTTGTATTTTTCAATCTTGGACTTAAAATCAATGAATCTTGTATCTTTTTGAATACGGTCATACAGCTGTGGATCGATCACAACATACTTTTCTTGTATGAGATCGTATAAAACTTTAGCTGATTGAGGATATAAAAGTGGATACAGCATGAAGTCCTTAACGTTTGCAGTAACAATTTCACAATCGTTTTCATACCCAGTCAATAAAATACGGGCATCCCCAACTCCCGGATATTTCTCCATATATTTCCCGCTCGGCAATTGAAGCCTATAATTTTGACTCAAGAAAGCCGATGCTCTTCTTACTAAATGCTCGGCTTCAGCATCATATAAAAAATCAAGCACATCGATTTGCGGCAAGAGAATTTCATTGAGTATCTTTACTTCCTTTGGGTGTGCAGAAAACGACTGCACCTCTAATTCTCTTACCACTTCATCGGATGTGTATAATCCAATTTCTTTATTCTCCAGTCTCGTTAACGTCTTCTTCCAAAATCGATTGGCAACGTCTTTATATTGAGAACCCGGGGTTGCTTGGTATCTAAATGTATTTGTGTCTAATAACAATGGTGTAACGTCTTGAAACGTATGTTGTAATGAAGAATCTTGGTCCATATGTTGGGGCCCCCTAATTAATATTTTTAATCATTTAAAAGTTTTAGCATCGAGTTAGCAAAACCGATAGATTTATTACGGTTTTTCTCCCTTGCATTTTCTCTTGCGCTTAAAACTTTTAATAAGTCAGGATGGTCTAAAAACTGTTCTGTTTTAATTAACCATGCTCCAGTTCCTTCCATCCTTTGTGTAGCATCAATTTTACCATCTGCACAATATCTTCTAACCATTTGTGTAGATATTTTTAAAAGTTTAGCTACATCTTGCGTTGTTAAATATTCTGGATAATTGTTACTTTGTGTTTTTAACATCACCTCCTTAATTTCGCTCTTTTCTGAATCAGTTAGACTGATGTACAATTCCCTTTGTATTTGGGCAATTTCGTTTGCTGCTTGGATTACTTTCATATACATGTGTGCATTTTTAGTAGTTAACCCATTCGATAGACTCTTTTCTAGAATGATTTCCTCCAAAATCCTTGTCATGTGCATATCATCTCCCCTCCTTCATTATAACATAAATGCGAAACAAACGAAACTTTCGAAACAAACGAAACTGCATTTTCATTATATGCATTTCTGTCGAAATATATTCCTTGTTTCGAAAATAAAATTTAAAACAAAAAAAGATGACTAAATTTAGTCATCTTTTTATTACAAGCAGTTTACACTTCAACAATTCTTGCGTTTGGCTGCTGCATAGGTAATTGTATAAGTTTTAATGTTTTTCTGCCATCAGAATTCATAAAAAAAGTGCCATCACTATCAAGATGATGACACAATATACGCAAAAATGATTATATCACGCTTTCATCTAGGACCATATTAATTTAGAAATAACATACGTAGTAGCAGGAAGCAAAAACATAAGAGATAGTGTTCCATAGTACCAAATACGATCAGATTTACATTCTTCTATACCGAACCACTCATTTAATCCTTGGTACCTTTTTGCAAAGAATGAATGGATTGTTCCGAACAGTTCCTTTTTGCTACGTGTTTGTGGTAGAATAGGCTCACTAGTAGTTAATTTGAATAGGGTATTTGACATTGTTAAATCATCCTTTCAGATTTTCATAGTGTAGAGAACGCTCTTTCGTGCCGGCAAGCTGTGAAGAGCGTTCTCTTTTTATATTCAGTTGTTATTACTCTTTTTCGAAATTACCGCCCCTACCTAACTTGGGGCGTTTTCTTTCAACTTTTTTAGGTTCTACCTTTTCTTCTTTCATTGGAGGAATAATAATAGAACCGCTTGTATGCATGTAATGTCTAATAGCAGTACGAACCATTTCAGCTTTTCTATTACGTGGTAAAGATTCTAACCAATCTTTAATGTCTTTATCTAATACATCATCATAAGACAGAAGGTATGTCTTATTCGCCATCTTCTTCGCCTACCTCAAATTTACCGTATCTGTAGAAGCCCTCCACGTTTGCAGTTTGGCTTTCTTCTAATTTTGTTACTTTACCAATCCATTCTTCCAATAACTCATGGAATGTATTCGCGCCACCACCAGAAACTAGTACTTCATCAAAGCGGTCAAATGTTTTCCATGCATTATTTACTCCGTTTACGATAAAATCATAAACTTCTTTAATCGATGCAGTTTTTTCATCATTAAAATCAATTGGATCCATACGCTTTGAAGCTTGGTAAGCACCTTCTTCAAATACTTTTTCTAATTTATAATCATTTATAGTTGCACTTGTTTCTTTTTTAATTTTAGCTACGATTGGTTCATAAACATCATGCATTCCTTTTGGAACAGAAGTAGATTCTTTTTCACGACGCAGCATAGAGATTACATCTAAATCTGTTGTACCAGTTCCGATATCAATAATACCTACTGTCATATCTTCATAAGAATCATCTGCTACAAATCCATCTTCATCTAAATAACGGCTCATTACAGTTCCTACTGGTTGAGCAAGAACGATAACGTCTACAACATTAATTGATACTTTCTTACCATTAACCTCAACTTCATGAGTACCTTGATAAACTTCTTTAATTTCATCAACTGCTTTTGTTCCGATTTCTTGGCTTGGAACGCCCGTTATAACTAAGATTTCATCATAACTTTTCACATTTGTTTTAGCAGCCATTTCAGCTAATGCAATTTTTGATAGTGTTTTATACTGATTAGTTTTATATCGATTTTGTTGAGCGTATGTGTTTAAAGTATTGTTCACTTTAATTATGTCATCGCCCCAAACATATTCTGTTCCTTCAACTTTATATGTTTTAAGCTTCATCTTCCCACCAGACAATGCTTCTCCTACATTAGAAGAGAACGAATAGATTGCTGGAAGTGTCTTTTTAAACACATCTGTACGCATTTTTACAGCGCCATTCCCATGATCAATTGCAAATACTTTAGTCATTTTATCGACTCCCTTAAATTATTAATACTTATATATTTGTTATGTAATGCTTATATGATGTTAAATTAATTTTATATCAATCGAAGATATTTTTCAATGTTTTATTAACGATTATATAATAGTTATATAATCGTTAATAAAAAAAGAAGACTACATTATATAGTCTTCTTTTTTATCTCTTTATCAATTCTTTTTGCATTTGTTTGAATAATTCCTCTTGTATTGTTTCTATATTTTCTTTTAATATTTGAATATCATTAATCATATCTTTTGTGTGAGTAGAATATATAAAATCTGGATTATAATAGATCCATAATTGGTATATATTATTTAACAAATCCTCTGTAATAACACTGACCTCCGAAGAGAAAAAGAGCCTGTGTAGCAAATAGAAATTATTAGCGTTACTATAAGCATTTTCTGCCTCAGTATATTCAATTCTTCTCAATATTAATTCAATATTTTTTATAGCTATCTCTTTATTAGTGTATAAATCCGCCAAGATTAACTGTTTATCGCTGTCATTAAAAGATTTATCTTCCATATATTTTGCTATATCCGCTTCATTAAGTTTTCTGAAATCTATAACTCTTCGAAAACCTCTTAAACCTATAATTTTCCCAATGCATAACGAAATATTTTTATACAACTCTGGATAATGCTCATGTTTTTTTATCGCATACAATTCGAATTCTTTAGAAATCCTAGTTAGCTCAAATTTATGTTTCTCCATATCAAGTTGAAATTTAGACTTAATTTCTTCTTGGAGTCTTGTGATTTCTTGGATATCTTGCTTAGTTGCAAGATTTTTCCCTAACTCTTGGAGTTTCGTTATTTCTTTAACATCCTGTTTTGTAGCAAAGTTTTTTGCTTTTGTAACAAGATAACCACCAATAATTACTGTGTTTACTATCTTGAGCAGTGTATCATAGTAATCCATTTATAATCTCCCTATGTTTATTTTTCTTCCTAATCCAATTCTATCATAATATATTTTTTTACCGTGGTGGAGACTCATTACCAGAATCTCCACCACGGTTTCTTATTAGTTGCTGCTGTTTCTAACAGTACACGTTTCTCTTCCTGCATCTCACGTATAGCACCCATAAGCTGCTGATCTCGTCTTTCTAATCTCTCATCAATGTACCTTTGTTGCTCATCCATTTTCTTAGCCATTTGCTTTAACATTTCATTCTGCTGCTGAATCATTTCTTTTAACTCGTTATATCGCTCGTCATGTTGCTCATCGTTACGCTCTTCGTGTCGTAGTTCCTTTATATCAGTGTCCGCTATATCTTTATTATGTAGCCATGTCATCACTGCGTTACAAGCCTGTTTTAGCGTCATATTGGGGTGTGACTTTATATCAGCTAGTGTTTTTAGCGCTACAACATCATCATTGAGAAAACCACGGTGTCCCAGCTCATTTTTATGGAATTTGTACCCGACTTCTTCTAACATGATGCAGTATTTACGTAAAGTTGATTCCTGAATTTTTAATATAGCGGCGACGTCTTTGCTTGAATAGATAAGTTGATTGTTTCCGCCCATTTTCTCATCTCCTTCGCGATATAACATTCGTGACAGGAGGACGAAAACCCTTGTCTTCGTCAAAATCCCTTATAAACTGAGTATTTTATTTATAAATTAATATGGTATGTGAAATTTTATAAATGAAAAAAGTAGCTCGACGGCTACCTGTTTTTATTTATCTACGGAAGGCTAATGGATCCTCACGAAATTTCTTGTAAGTCTTAGCAGCCTTTTCTAATGTTTTATAGTTAAACTGAATTGCATGCATATATAACATATCAATCTCAAGTCTTAAAACTAAATAAATATCATACTCATTTTCATCTTTAAGTAAGATTAATAGATTTTCTAATGGCTCAGGGTATTTAAGTAGGTGTACTGATACTTTGCTTAATAATTCTTTAGCTTCCTTTTTAATCGCCGTTCTTCTCACGTCTTCATCTTCGATATCCCGTAATTTCAAGATCACTTTTCTAACATAATCTTCTTTTTTTAGTGTATCAATTTTATTATAATACGGTGCTTTATTAAACCCTTTAGCTAAAAACATTGTACCAACCTCCTGAAGTGATTTTATATCATCGTGCATAGTTTTCTGCTCTCCGGTAGTGAAAAGGTAAGATAGGGCTTGTAAGTCCTTTGTAGTTACCCCTCAATCTCACATCCTATTATACTTACATTGGTAATCTATCAAAGATTTCCGTCATAGTGCCCAGAAATTTCGACTTCCGCATCAAGTAACGCATCATCTTGCTCTGCATCTTCAGAATCAACATATGTTCTACATTTAGCATAGAGCCATATGTTCATTGGGCGGTTATTGACTATTTCGACTTCATCAAAATCGAAATCAGCATTCCTTAGCAAGTAATCCTCAATAATTTCTTGTAAATCTTCCTCATTGATTTCTAATTTTCTTTCTACAAATCCTTCATCACTATAGTATTTGTTTGGAAATACGTTGCGCATTGTCTTAAGGTCCACCCTTCATTTCTGAATTTTTATTTTGGGTATCTTTGCCCATTCCTTCAAAAAGAGGAGTAAGCTTAATTCATAAGAAATATAAACATAATTTCAAAAAGTACACTTTTTGAGGGATGAGAAAAAACACCAAACTAGCGGATCAAATTTATTTGTTGGTCTAAGTGTACAAAATCCGCGTTATGTTAGTGTTCCTCCCATGCTGTTAAAACTCTTACTTTAAGTAAACTTAATTAAAAACATATACACACCAACCTACAAATATACACGCTGCAGCTATACCAAAAAATTGTCGAGTGAAATATCCATCAAAATATCTACATACAATTATTGCTAGTATTGCAATGAGAATTATTGGAAGGCCAAAATACAATGCGAGCTGCCCTCCTAATTTACTCATACTTTGATTAATAAGTTCATTGCTAAATGACATATGTTAAGTCCTCTCTGTATGTTCAGCTAGTTCGAATTTTTCTAATGTCGAATCTGCCCTTAAATCTTCTTTATTTACTTTCCTGTTTCCACTTATCAGAGATGAAATCTAACACTTCTTCTTTAGACATGTCACCATCAGTGTAGAAATAAACGATATCCCCAGCGTTCTCTCCGATTAATTGATCAATAAATTTTTCCAAAGAATCCATCGCTTCTGGAATATCAAATTCCACACCTAAGTTAGCAAAAGTTATATAGGTTTCTTGTCTTTCTTTTTCTATATCCAATAAAACAGAAATAACTTTTAATGTTTCATCTGGTGATATAATCCAAGAAAGTTCGGGTTTAATTTTTAAAAGACGGTTTGTAAATTCTTCTTTACTTTCAGTTCCGAATCGAAAGTGTTGTATATTATCGAAATAAAAATCTTTAAACGCATTTTCAAGTAAAACGTTTGTTGCATCTTCAAAATCTAGCATAGAAAATAACTCGAAAATGGAATCTAATCCTGCTTCTTCAAGCGGATTTAGGGCTTTAAAGATTCTTTTTTCTAGTTCGATTAAGGATACTACTACATCTACTTTTCTCATGGTTTTCCCTCCATTAGCTATTTTGAAACATATGCTTTTATTTCACACGCGAACCTTCTAACCAATCCATTGCATTAGCTGGATATTTTTCATCTTTGAAGAACTGTACGTCTTCTTCTGTTAGTTGATAAAGTGTTTTTTCTATCAATCTATTACTAAATTGTTTTTTAGCAAACTGATGATAAAATTTCAGTGTGTCATATGTTTCTACTGAATGAACAATTTCTACATTATTTCCGTATTCTTCTTTTAAACGATTAATTTTACCGTTCAAATCAGCAGATACTGTGTAAGTAAACTTATAGTGTCCAGAAGGGTACAAACGAATTAATACTACATATCCATGTTTTGGTTTAACGGGTTGTTCTCTTTGTGCTTTGCGTTCTTCATAAGCAATACGTTGCTGCTCTCTTTCTATTCTTCTTTTTTCTTTTAGGTCATTATTATATTCATCAATACGTGTTTGATCTATTTTTTCTACAAGGTCTAGAATTTCATCTGCTAACTTTTTCATATCATTTCGCGACCACATCAAGTCACCATATAACCTATTAGTTCCTGAAGTGACTCCAATTCCTCCATCTGTAAATGGTACAAGAGTAACCTGTCCAAAATGTTGATAATATGGATCTGATGAAAAATGTCTAGAATCATTTATACTATCAAAAATTCGTTTATTAATTGTTTTTGCTTCAAAATCCAATTCATGTAACCTATTATGGAGCGTAAGTAAATCTATGGTTTCTTTTTCAGGATTCATATTAATTAATTCTTTTTTAAGCAGATTTTCTGATATATCTTGAATTTCATTTAACGTCTTTCCTGTCATTTCAGATACTTCGTTTAAATTGTGTGTATCCTGAAAAATTTTTGAGTGATTCAAATAAGCGTTAAGTACAATATATTCTTCGGCAGTGAAGCCAGCTTTAATATAATACTTTGTTAATAATGATGAGATTTCAGGTATCATAAAATAAGACTCCTTTAATTTTAATCACGTTTATATTTTTTTAACACTTCCTCTAAACGTTTATGTTCTTCTTCAGAGGCTTGTCTATTGTCTTTCACAGTTGATGATTCGTTATCTTCTTTCCCAACCCAATCAGGAGTCATTTCAGTACGTATAGGTTTAGAACCTGATACTTTTGCTTTACCTGTTCTTACTTTTTGCTTTTGGCCAAGCTTAGACATTTTTTCTTCCACGACTTTTATTACATAGTTTTCGGCTGCAGTTAAATCCGTCGTTCCGATTACCTTACATTTAGATGCTACATCAAGAATAGCCTTAATTGTCTTTTGATTTGTAATCTCTCGTTCTTTGATTTTTTGATTCATTAAATCAAGAATTGTAGATTCTGAGATACTATCAGTAGTATTTTCTTCTTCTTCTTCAAAAGTAGATAATGAAGTATCCTTCTGAAGTAAACCTTCTGGTATTGTTCTGCCACTGTGCAAGATGGATTTTTCATCATGCAAAATGCATTTTTCACTGTGCAAAATGGGTAGTGATGCGGTTTCTTTGGATTTTTCTTCAGTTTCAACACTATTTTCACTGTTTTTTGTAGTCGTTCCTTGAGCTAAAGAATAACCTTCTAAAGCGTAGCCGAGTGTATGTAAATCGGATGCGATTTTTGTAAGGTTCACTTTTAACCAAGTCGATCTATCCCACTTTTTAGATGGATCAGGGTTATTCCCTTTTTCGATCCATCCTTCTTTAACAAAATTATTAAGTGTTCGACTAATTGTTGAAGCACTTCCCCAATCCATTAATTCAGCTAAAAGTTCATCGCCTGTTTTATAAAACCATCCGTTACGAATTTGTTTTTTCTTTTTATCAATTGCCGATTGCTTTGTGTTACGAGCTTCCATTTGCTTAATTCGTAATTTAAGATTTTTGTCCATTTTTTCTGTAATGCCAGACCAAAAGATTAAATTATTTAATAATGCTGCATCAAAATGCTTTCCTGTTAATGCTAACAATTCTTCTTTAATTACTATACGTTGCAATTCTCTTACTTCTTGTTCTTCTGTTGTTTCTAATGAATTAGACATAATAAAAAAATCCTCCAATTTCCACCCCGCCCCAAAATGGGTATAGGAAAATAGAGGATTGTAGTTCACATTTTTAAAAGTATATGCTATCATAGACGTAGCAACACACATTTAAATATGTTTATACAAACCTCGTGTTCCAATTTTCATCGGTCAGTTGGGCGGCCAAACTCTTCCAACCTTTGAAAATTCTGTCGGGGTTTTTTATTTTTTTAAATTTATATAAAAAATCTTAAATTTACATTTGCAATTTATGTATCTACTCTATCAATCATAGCAGAAGTTTGTGGAAAAAAGAAGAGAAAAAGAGAAGCCCGACAATAAATGTCGGGCTTTTGTTGTGGATAAGTATGGTTATCCACAGGGAGAATACTATTTATTTTTAAATTGATGTATTTCGAGAATATTCCAATGATATTTCTTGTAATAGAATTGTGTGATAGACTGTATGTAACTGTATATTGTGAGGGCGGGAGGTTGCTATCCTTTCTCTGATCTTAGAGAGAAGGGAGGTGACCGAATGGATTCTTTATTTAATTTATTGTATGACGCTGCTAAGGTATTCCTTACAGTATTTGCAACAGCTTATGCAAATGAGCTTGCAAAAAAGATTAGCAATAAGAAAAATAAAAATACCGCCCCGAATGCCTGCAAGCGTAAGGGCGGTACTAAAAGAAAATAACTATTAGCAACCAGCCACCTTGCGGTAGCAGTTACTGGAAGAGATGTTAGCGCATCTCTTCTTTTATTTTATGCAATTCAGTTAGAAGTCATACTCTAGTGTTATCATAACAAATAATCTGAAAAAAGAAAAGACACTCAAACGAGTGCCATTCTTCGACTTGATAACCACTTCAATTTTAATAATATAGATACGAACTTTCGTCCAATAATAATTTTACCACATTTTCTGAAAATTGAAAGCGTATTCCTTAACTTACTTAATTACTTTATCCATAACTTCTTTATATTTGTTAAATTGAGCATCTTCCATATCACCATTCATTTGAATTAGGAAATTACCTTTTGCATATGTATGTGAGAATAACATTTGATTGCCGTTACCTAAATCGTCATAATATTTCTTAGCTTTTTCAAGATCTTCTTTGTTTTTAAACTCAAATACTCTACCACCGCTATCTTCACCTAATGCTGGTACAAGAATGCGCTTTGCTTCTTTTCTAGTATTTCCAAATTCTTTTTCTGGTAGGTCGCTAGGATTTTCAGCTTCTAATCCTGCAGCTTTGAACTCTTCAATTACCTTACCAACTGTAACATTACTTGTCATTGATTTAACGCTGTCACAAGCAGTTAAACCGAATAATAATAGGGCACCCATAAGTAATCCTGCAAATCTTTTAAACATAATTGTTCATTCCTCCTAATGTAAATAAATCCTTAGACATAATAACAAATTACTTATTTGTATATTGTCATATATTGTCGAAACAAAAATAAAAAAGACGTTCATATGAGCGCCTTTTATTTTTGTATAAGAAGAGTACTTTTGCAATTACGGCAAGCGATCTTTTTTTCTCTAGATATTAATACATTAGTGCAGTTACAATTAGGGCATGTTGCTACGTTTGGGGTTTTAATATTTATGTAGCATAAACATGAGATAAAAGCTAATATCAAAGCAGGAACAATAAGTAGCATTAGTAAAAATAACACTGCACATATTCCCGTAATAATAGAAAGTGGCTTCATTAGTCTTCTACCTATAGAGTTTGTTTTACTATCTTTTAAAAGGATAGGAGTAACTTTGAAAGTTTTAACTTCTCTTTTAGGAGGGGATGATTTAACCCTGGTTTGTAATTGTTTATTTGATGCTGAGGACGAAGGTACAGCATGTTTAGTAGTAGTGCCTGTTCCTTGTTTTGACCTTTTCTTTTTACCTATGCGTTGTTCATATGAAATTCCGGTTCCAGGTAAAGAAGTAGTTATTCGTGATCCAGAAGGACCAGTACTTATACGAGCACCTTTAACCCCTGCACTTACCCCGACGCCTTTGTGAGTAACATTCACTTTTACGCCAGGCGCAACTTTAATACTTTTACGAAATTTAAATCCCATAATTTCATATCCTCTCTATGGAAATAGTAGATCTCTAATTAAGTATAACAAATATTCAATCCTAATATCCTCATATATCGTGAAATATGGTAAATGAAAAAGGGATAATGTTTTTTATATTAAGTTAAAAAGTACTTCTATCTTTTTGCTCTAAATGTTCAATGATAACCTTTTCTTTGCTATCTTTTAATTCTCCGATTAATTCATTATCCTCAACAAAAATACGTTCGAAAATAGGGATTTTAGTCATTTGAATAGAGTTTATTTTGTTTAATTTCTTTGCTTTTCTGAAATCATCTAAGTGGATAATCATTTTGGTAATCCTTTCTTTTAGGGAATGTATGTTCTTTTATACTTAAAAATAAAAGCCCAGGGAGGACTAATTGCAACTACATAATAGTTTTTGATGTTTAAGTAATAACAATTCTTTTGGGATTCCCGTATGATGGGATATGGCATCAATTGTTTTAAACTCTTCTGCATATGCATGCCAATCCTCATCAGGCAGTAATAACTCAACTGCAAATAAATTAGCTTGTCTTTCAAATTTATCTACAGATAAAAATGTATTAGCACGTAAAAACGGAGTATTGACATGTTTATGCATTTTACAATGGCCCAATTCATGGGAGCAAGTAACAATTTGTTCGTTGATGCTTAAATTTTCGTTAATGCAGATATACTGGTTTTTCTTATTATATTTATAAAAACCCATGATGCTTGGATCTAAATTTTGATAAAAAACGTGAACATTTAAACGTTCAGCTATTTCAAAAGGGTTGGTTGTATTAAATCTCGCTGCTAGTTCTAATGCTGTGTCTTTTTCATAGTAACCCAATTGATTTCCCCCCCTGACTCACTCTGATTCTTTTCTGTATTTTTTCGGGATGTATTTTTTATTTATCTTTTGAGTATGTTTCACAATATACTCCATTGCATCCATTAATGAATCTAGAGCTTCTTCGGTAAGGGGTTCGCCAGAAAACATTAGTCCGTCAGAGTCCGTTAGATCTTTTCTTATCTCTTCCATTCTTTTTCCGATATCTTTTTTATCTTTTTCAGTAAAACCTTCTGCATCTTTAATAAGAACCTTATTTTTTTGTTCCGTTCTTCCTAGTAGATAATCAATTGAAACATTAAAGTATTGTGCTAGTGCTTCGACTCTGTCAATTGAAGGTTTTTGTTTTTTTAGCTTATATAGAATGTTTGGACTCAATCCTAATTTCCTTTCTAATTCAGCTATGGAAAGACCTTGGTTATCGGCCAATTCTTTAACTCTTTCAAATAAAGTCATATATATCATTCCCTTTAACGCGAGAACACATCTTACCTAAAAGTAAGGCATTCCTATTGACATCTAACCTATAAGGTAGTAATATGTGTCCATAAGCTATTTATTTAGCCTTTTAAACAAAACCAATATAAAGCCAGCAACCACGTTCCCCAACGTACAAAGGCAATATATGTATGTTTATTTAGCTATGTTTAAATATTAACCTATAAGTTAGAAAGTGTCAATAATAAGCTGAATAATTAGCTTATTTTCTAAAAAAGAGGTGGATAGAATGAGGAATGAATTTGGCATGAAAGTTCGAGCAACGCTATTCGCTAAAAATATGCAACAAAAAGAATTAGCAAAGCTGCTTGGAATATCAGGTGCTTATTTATCGGATATTCTTCGAGATAAACGTGAAGCGAAGAGTGTCAGAGTGAAAATCATAAAAATTTTAGACATGAAGGAGGTTTCATAAAAAATGAGTCAATTACAAGTGGTTCAACAACCATTTAGTGAGTTTGTTTTCGCAAAAGGTAACGAAGTTGTAACGGACAGTTTAACAGTAGCTGATGTTCTAGGGAAACAACACAAACATGTTTTAAGAGATATAAAAGTTCAAATGGAAAAATTAGAGAACGCAAAAGAAGAAGAATTTACTGAGTCCAATTTTGGACTTAGCTTCTATAAAGACTCCACGGGACGGACTTTGCAGAAGATGGATATGACGGAGGACGCATTCACTATATTGATGTTTTCATATAACACTATTGAAGCAATGAAAATGAAAGTGAAGTTCATCGAAGAATTCAAGCGTATGAAAGAACATCTTCAAAAGAAAAGACCATCATCAAGAGAACAATTTTTAGCGACGATGCAGTTAGGTTTACAACATGAAGAAGACTTAAAACAGTTAAAAACTGATGTAGAGCAAATAAAAGGCGATATTAAAGAAAGAATGACTGTTGATTACAGCCAGCAAACAGCTATTAGAAACGCTGTAAATCGTAGAGTTTACAAGCTTTGGAATGATGGAATTGTAAATAGAAACATCCATGATACTAGACGGAAAGTGTTTTCTGCGCTTTGGAAAGATATTTACGCCTCGTTTGCTGTAAATAGTTATCACAATGTACGCCAGAAGGATTTTGATGAAGTAATAGATTACATAAAAGTTTGGCGTCCACGTTTAGTATAAAAAACTAATTAATGCTACAGGGAGGTTTTACAAATGGCAATAGATTTAAATAGTTTCGCAGATGGTGCAGTCGCAGAAAGGTTTGATGCGGAATTCGAAAGAGTTTTAGAAAATATGGCAGATCCTAATACAGATCCAAAGAAACCACGAACAATTACATTAACTCTTTCAATTACTGGCGATAAAAAACGTGAAGTTTGGGATTGCCAGGTGCAAGCGAAATCTAAGTTAGCGCCAACTTTAGAAGTAGGTTCAAGAATCCTTATGGGCCGTGATCATCATGGACAAGTTGTTGGGCAAGAACTCGCTTCTGGTATAAAAGGTCAATACTTCATCGACCTTGAGGGGGATGTTGCTAACGATGTAGGTGAAAAGGTAAAAACAGAGGAAGCTCCAACAGAAAATGGAGTCGTAGATTTCCGTAAAACAAAATCTAACTAATAAATCGTAAAGGGGAAATGTAAAAATGATTAAACAAGCAATGGAGTACTTATTAGAAACAGCGGGAGTAAGAATTGAAAAGGTTAATGATCGTCCATATTCTACTCAACCGTTATATGCAGTAAAGGAACCAACAGCAGTAGGGATTACAGTCAACAGTCTTTCTGGTTTAGTAGATTACATCAAATCAGAGTTTGATGGAGACCATCCTTTAATGATTCATGTTGAAAATCCTAAAAATGTTTCATGCTTCACGAAAGTTAATAATGATTTTAACCGTAGTATCTTTATGGAAGCTAAAGCTCTTACACCGCAATTTTCTTTTGAGAGATTTCATGATCCGGAAAACTTTAATATCAGCTTGCAGTCTGCATTTGTTAGGAACGATGATTGCGAAGCCATGTTAAAAGTCGTAGGTAATGTGAGAGACGAAACAATTAATACATATAAAGATGATGGTGTTTCGCAAACAGCAGTAGTACAAACAGGTGCTTCAAGAGCAAATGCAGTAGTACCAAATCCAGTGATGTTAAAGCCTTATCGTACTTTTGTTGAAGTTGAACAACCAGAAAGCCCATTTGTATTTAGAATGCAGAGCGGCCCGAAATGTGCATTGTTTGAAGCGGATGGTGGTGCTTGGAAATTAGAAGCAATTGAAAACATCAAAAAGTACCTGGTTGAGAAACTAGCAGAAGAAATTGAAAACAAAAAAGTATTTATCATTGCGTAATAGCAATTTATATAACTTTCAGCTGCACCTATAAACGGTGTGGCTGGAATTGAGGTGAAATAGATGGGATTAGCCGATAGGGTACTTCCAGAGCATATACAAAGAGCTGGGACTTTAGAACAGCAGTTACGAGAATACATGAAGAATCAAAAAATGTTAGAGCAACAGAGTAATAGAGCGATGAACAATCGTGAGGTTACAACTGCATTGGAATTAAAAGAATTAAGCAATAAACAAAAAGAAGAAGCTGCAGCAGCAGAAAAAGAACTTATTGGATTATATAAGGCAAAGCAAAAGAGAGATTATGAAAAAGAAAAGGTTATCGAGGTTGCAGATCGCCTGGAATCGCTAGGCGGTAACCCAAAAGTAGTAGAACAAATAAGAAAAAATGCATAAAAAAAGATCCATCGTGAAAATGGATACTCAAAAAAATTAAAGGTAGATATAGATTTGGATTTAAAAATAAATTTACATTTGCAATTATAACACAGTAAATGCACTAGCGGCCAAAAATAAGTGTATTTATAAAAATATAGAGATAAATAGATTGATTAAAAATCATAAAGCAGGGAGCTGAAAGTAATGAATGTTTTGTTGTTCGATAATAGTGAATGGTGTGATATCTGCAGTGCGGTAATCCCAACTGCTGATGTGAAAAACATGTACATTGAGGGATGCGAGAAAACGCTTTGTAAGTCTTGTCGTGGCGAAATGGAGCTGAAATTAAAAGTAGTTGAAACATTAGTAATTAAAGATATGTTAACGCTTCTTACAAAAGGATACGGAAGAGATAAAGTACGTGAATTTAATTTGGTTAAGGCAGAGCAATACGTAAAAGAAAATGGAATATCCTTAGAAATCGAAAAACGTGGAGGGAAGTTTAACCAGGAGAAGTTAGGCGAATTCGTATCTCTTTCTACAAATGAGATCATTGGGATTTTACAGTATTTACAGAGGAAGGTTGGCAATCATTTATGGATGAATGCAGTTGTCGGTGCGTTATTAGATAGAGGTCTTGTATACACGCTGCAGTTAGAAGAAGGTGATCATCATGACGGAGCAACTGGCATTCTTGCTTGATGATACCTTGAAGGAAGATCCACAACCATTTGATATAGAAAAAGCCAAAGCAAAGCACTTGCCAGGACGCGTAGGATTCGCTGATGTACTTGCCATTATCCCTTGTGATGTATGGAGTGCGGAAGAGCTTGCTCGTTCTACAGGTACTAGGCAAGATAACCATTATGACATGTATATCGACTATGTAACAGCGTTATGGCGGTATAAACGAGCGCAGGATAAAAGTTTCTTTTGGGACGAAGCAGAAGAGATTTGCAAAGAAGCGAGGGAATCGCAGGAACCACAACCTTTACGAATCTATTTTGATAGCGGATTTAAACCACAATTTGTTACTAAATATTTGGAGGGTTAAAGATGAAAATTGTAGCAGTTATTGTACCAGTACCAGAGTTTATTAAAACACCATTTGAACTAGGTGATTGGGTAGCGTATGAGTGTAATGATTACACAATGTTTGCAGAAGTAAAAGCGATGGAAGTTGATAGAAGAAACGGCCGTATCAAGATTTTAGGTGTTTGGGGAAATCACAGTGTAGCTAATGTTGGTGATAAAGGATGGGAATATGCAGATCACTGCCGTTTAGCAACAGAAGATGAACAATATCTGGAAGAGCGCCGCAGAGTCTTCGCTCAACGAAAGAGAAGAAACAATGAATTTCATTCGGGGGATTTCGTTAGTGACGATAGTCGTGTTTTAACTGTAGGACATCAACATAAAGATACAGGTGTTGTAACGGTGCTAGTAAATAATTCAGATGAATCATACGAAGTGAAACCGCAGGATTTAGAAATACTATTCTTTGCAGAAGATGCTGCTGGGTGAATTGGTAAAAAGTATATCAAACGTTTTTGGAATATTGGGAATTTAAAAGGTGAAATAAGAAATTGCGTAGAGAAAAATTGATTGGAAAGTTAATAGCTTTAGAGTGTTATAGGACAAAGGACCGCCAATTGTGGGAATTGGACGAGCTAGAATTGGCGGTCTTACTCGTTATAACGATCATAAAACGGTTAAAGGAGAATGGAATCATGAAATTTGAAATCTTATGTAATTGTGGAATGAATGTAGCAGCAGAGTTAGATAGAGCGGAGCAAGAAATGGGGAATGCTGCAGTACTTCCTATTATTGCTACAAAGGACAACGGGATCCAGGGTGTTATGGTTCAAACAACAGAAAAAGAAATTCAGGTTACATGTACAAATTGCAATGAATCCGCACGATTCTTATTAGAACCAGAGGAAAGAGTAGAAGAAAGTCCCATTCTTGATTGGTCAAATGTCTCATTAGCAAGTCAGGAGGGAGAATGATGAAATCTACATATAAGTATCACATTTCTACTGTATTTCCTCATTGGGGGTGTAATCACATAGTTGTAAAAGAAAATGAAAAGATGGCGAAATATCATTTTTACAAACAAATTAAAAAGCAAGGGTTTATTAATATGCCATTCGAACAGTTTGAACCATTTATCACTTGTGAATATAAAGGTGTAGTTGATATAGCAACCTTATTTGGTAAAGAAGAGCCGTTTCGAAAAATGTGTAATTTTAGAAGAATCCCATTTGCAAAACGTGGAATGCGTGTCGAAGCGCAGGGAAGAAAAGGGACGATCGTCGGGAATTGCAAAAACGATTTGTTCGTTGTCCTGGATGATAATCCTCACAAGTTTAGATTTAATCCTCATTGGGAAATTGTTTACTTCAATGATAAAGGTGAAATCATTAAAGATTATCGTAAAGGGGCATATGCGCTATGAGACACACATCAAACCTATATGAAATTACTCCGGAAGAAACGCAGCAAACATTTGATATTACAGAGTTGTTCGAGATGCAGAGAGAACTAGATAAGCGTATTGGATATAAGGGTAACGATAAGTTAGATATGCTGTTCCGTGCGTTAATAGTTGAAATTAGTGAAGCCTGGAACGAAACAAGGGCCTTTAAAATGTGGAGCACAGGATTTGGAACGCCAAAGGATGGATTGTTGGAAGAGCTGGTTGATGGATTCCACTTTTTAATGAACATTGTCATTGAATTAGATCGTCATACATTAAAACGAAAACTCGTGTCTGGTTTTTCAAAACAATACATTATGAAGAAAAATATATTAAATGTAAACAGGCTTTTTGAATGGTATATGCAGGATATATTATCAGCTAAACGTGCATGGTGTGAATTTAGAAATTTAAGTGTAGCATTAACTCATTTACATAAAGCGTTCGGTATTTTCTTCCGTCTTTGCTATTTATACGGTTATAAATTTGAAGATGTTGTACAGGCCTACAAGGAGAAGAATAAGGAAAACTTTGAACGCCAAGCGAGCGGATATTGATATGTATACATTTGTTGTTACTTATGAACTACCGCCAATGGAAGGGACGCTAAATGTAGATATAAATGCAAAGGATGAACATGAAGCTTTGTATATTGTTAGAAATTTTTTATATCGTGCTGCTATAGTGCACGGTGCTAAACCAAAATACTATCAAATTTGAATTTTGTAGAAAAATGGAGGGGGTTCATTTGAAGTTTAAAGAGGGCGAAGATGTCATAGTTGACCATCCAGATTATCCAGAGTCAAAAGGATTAGCACGAGTGATAAGAGCGACATCGAAAATTTTATGGGTGGAGTTACATGAACAAAAAGGAGAATGGATGGTTCATGAGGATTTTCTACGCAAATCAACAAATGAGGGAAAAGAGGAAACTAAATGAACCTAGAATGGCTTACTTACAAGTGTTGGAATTGCATGGAAGATATTATTCAATGTACATCTGGAGTAAGACATCTTAGATTTAAGTGTCCGAATTGCGGTAAGGATGGTTATATAACTCACAGAGAAGATGTAAAAGGTGAAGGTAAACACAGATTTATTAATAAGGAGGAAAACTAATGAGAGATATATTTATAGATGGAAAAGATTCATACGGAGACTTCTACAATTTCACTAATGAACACAATCTCATGGGTATTGAATTTGAACACAACTACTTAGAATTCGATACAATAGGTGAATTTGAAGAGTTCATTAAAATTGCAAGTCAAGCTTTAGAGTTGCTAAAGGAGGAAAATCAATGACGCATCATATTAGAAAATTACTAAGTATGTACGACGAAGGTGAAATTGAAACACTAGAGGATTTATCTGTAATGATCTACGACGAGATACTAGCATTTTTGCCTAAGGAAGAAAACTAAACAAAAGCGTTATTTTATAGTGAAGGGGTGGAGGGATGAGTCGGTTAATCACTTCTATAAAATCAACAATACAATTATTCAGAGCACCTAAAAGGATAGGAGAAACAATTGAATATCAAAAATGTTTATATCTGATTATTGGTATTGAGCATTTTAAAATATACGGACAACAAATGTCTATTTGGTATACGGTACAAAATCTAGAAAAGCATGATTTTATTTCAAAGCAAACAGAATATCGAGAGCATGGATTAGAAGAAATGTGTGTTCAATATAAGTATGATGATAAACGTTTTGATAGTCTTCAATTGGGCAGAACCATACCGTATAAGGATGAACAATACAAGGTTATTGAATATACTGACATCGTTTTAAAAGGAACAGACATTGAAGTCTCATTCTTAGCTAGAAAGGTGATACCAATCAATCGTAAGGAAGCAAAAACCAGATATGTTGCTGAGAAGAAAAAGAAGTTAGCAATAGAAATTGTATAAAAGCGATATTTAGTCCCAAATTTGAATTTTGTATAAAAAAGGAGAATGAGAGATGAATATGTATGTAGTCACATTAAGTCATTATACGGACGAAGCATACTTTGAAATAGAGTGTGTTTGTCCAACAAAGGAAATAGCAAAAGAACAAGTAGCTAAACTACAAAGGGAAAAAGACCCTGATCATAATGAATGGAAATATAGTTGGGACATTGTAAAAGTCATAAGCGAATAAAAGCGTTATTTTATAAAAAATGGAGGTAAGTAAACATGAACAAATTAAAAAAATATTTAGATGCTTTATTAGCTGGTGAAGGAAAAGCGATTATTGAGAAAGAGGATGTACAAGAAGTATTGCCACGTTTAGAAGCGGTATTAGATGAAACGGGTTGTGTGTACTCTTGGAGTGAAAACATGGAAGGTAGAGTGCTAGTCATTATTAGTGAAGTGAAATAGAACAAAATAGTTATTTGAAAGAGAGCCGGTGATTATATGGGAGATCGAATGTGCCCGGATTGTAATGAAATGAGTTTGGTTGAAAAAAGTCTCACAAAATGGAAGTGCCTAAATTGCGAAGAGGAATTCACAACGAAAGAATTAGATGCGGATGTTGAGTTTGATTAAGTAACCGGTGATTTGTAACAAAACCCTTATTTGAGGAAAAGAGGAACGACGATGAAGAAACAAAGGTGGAGAAAAACAAAAGTTAAAACTTGTTACTTATGTGACAAGAAATTAAATATAAACCAGATCTGCGGCATAAATGATTGGAGTTATAAAAACAAAATTTTGTATTGGTGTGAGGATTGCGTAGATTATTAAAACAAAATCGTTATTTGAAAGAAAAGGAGAATGAAAATGTCCTTAGTGGGGAATTTGAAAGAAATCCAAGAAAAAGCCATCGATGAAAAGGTATTGGAATTTGCAGAGGAAATGGAAATGGCAATAATCGAAAGTGCTGCAAAAGGATATTCAGGTTATAAATATAAAGTTCACAATGAAAATCCTGATAAGCATATTATGCATTCAAAAATATTCATAGAAAAGTTACAAGAATTGATGGACGGTGTGAAAGTTGAATTTATAAAAGAAGAAAGGAAGTACCTTTTGATAAGAGGATCGTACTACGAACATTACATTCATTTTAGATGGATTGACTAATTTCTTAACAAAAACGCTATTTGGCAGAAAGGAGGGATATGATGGTCCTTTTATATGATCCTAAAACAAACATATTATCTGAAACTACTTATGAGTATTTAGTGGAATTAACAGGTATGGCGAAAGGTTCACTTATGAGTTATCGATCTAAGGGAACAAAAATTAAAAGTATTAACTGTTATCTTGCTAAAGATGATTTGACGGTGCAGCAAAGGCGAGAATGGTATGCGAAGGAAAACTATCATAACGAAACTTGGAAAACAATTAAAGGGTCTGATAATACATTTCTTATTTCTAATTACGGCAGATTCAAACGAATAGGCAAGAAGAAAACGTGGTTCCTATTGCCGATATTAAAAAAGAAAACTGGATACTTAGAAATTAAGGTGAAATATAAAGGCGTATACAAGAATTTTATAATAGCGCAATTGGTAGCTACTCACTTCCTTGGCTCGGCAAAATCAGGGGAGTCAGTTAGATATAAGAACGGAATAAAGACAGATACCTTTGTTGGAAATCTAGAATACATTTCAAAAGAAAAGTTAGGAAAATTAACAGGTTTTAGATCTCGTAGCAAACCAGTTGTCCAGTTGGATATGGAAACGAAAGAAATTATCGGGGAATTTAGATCAGCAAGAGAAGCTGGAAGGAAAAGTTATCTTTCTTATCAAGCCGTACTGGATAACTGCAATCATAAATCACGGACAAGTGGTGGATATATCTTCATGTTTGCAGAGGAATACGAACAATATGCTTAATTAAGGAGAATTAGTATGAAAAAAGATATTAAGAAATTAATTGAGTTAATATGGTCCGATGTCACAGATGATGAGGTAGTAAGTGAAGTGATTTCGTTCTTACAAAGTGATGAAATTAACAACGGTTATAAGGCAGACTTGTTAGCGATGTTAGCTGAGAGAGCTAATCATAATTATTATGTAGATAAAATGCGCGAGTTTGATGAACGTAATAGTCAATAAAAATTTCATTTTGTAGCAAAGGGGAATTACAGTAATGGCAAATCGCAAGAAACAAAAAATTAAAAAATATATTAAGCGTCGCGCTAAACAATTTGAGAAACATAGCGTAGATGCAGCATGGCGAAATATATTTATAAAACGCGGAGTTATTAAATAGAAAGAGAGGGAGCAGCATGGGATACGGAAATAGAGGAATGGCATTTGAGCTTTTATTAAACATTACATGCCGTATGTATAAATCAGCGAATGTAGGTATTTTCAATAAACGTCCAACACCGGTGAAAGTTATAAAAACGAATAAAAAAGGTGAAATAACAAAAAGTGCATGGGAAAGCAAATCTACAGTAGATTACGATGGTGTATATAAGGGAAGAGCAGTGTACTTTGAAGCAAAATCTACAAAAGAAACAACGAGATTTCCATTAGATAATATAGGTAGACATCAAATCGACTATTTAAAAGATACGCAAGAACAGGGAGCTATTTGTTTCTTTTTAATAGAATTCAGAGAAGAACAGATTATCTATTTTGTTCCAGTTTCACTAGTAGCAGAATACTATGAAGCTATGTTATACGATGGCGGCCGTAAATCCATTCCGAGAGAAGAATTTGAAAAACATGCGTATGTAGTAGAAAGAACGGATCGTGCTCTTGTAGATTACCTGGTACATGTTGATAAATTAGAATGGCCAATCTGCAGCTGATGGAAGAAATAAAAGATATCAATAAAAGAGCCGTACGCATAAAGATTATAAATTTACAGGACCATCATTGTAATAGATGTGAATATCAATATAAGACAAGTCATTGTTTACATAATTGTGATATAGGTAAACAGATAAATAAATTAGGCACTGCATTAGGGGGAACCTATGTAGGTGATAAGCCGAAAAGGAGAACGAAAGCAGAATGGGATGTATTATGTGAGAAAACATTAATAATGCTAGAAATGGGAATGACAAAGGTGCAGATAGCAAAGAAGCTTGGTATACGAGATCCGAGTTATATCAGTGAGCAATTGAAAAAGCGAAATCTAAGATAAAAATTTCACATACCGTATTAAAAGGATAAATAAAAAATAATGATAGTAATAGTCCGCATTTAGAGGACGTTGATTATGCATAGGAAAGTATTTCTTCCTATATATAATTCAGCGTCCTCTTTTTATATAAAAGGAGGAACCTGGCTTATGAAAGATTTAATGAAGCAGTATACCGAAACAAGAAAGCAATTAGAAGCATCTAAGGTGGGCGCAACAGAAAAGGATATAAGTATTATTAATGGAATGATTAGCGATATTAATTATGCCCTGGAATGGATGCGTACTGCTAAACAGCCAGGTAAAAAAAGAGGGATTGAACGTAGGGCTGCATATCAGCGAGAAAGACCATGTGACCCGTTATTAATGCAAAGATATACACGTAGTACGGAAATGCCGTTATATGAATGGGATACGGAAGCAAAAGAGAGTGTTATTTCTGAATGGGATCGTATACAGCTAGAAGATGCATTATCAACATTGACGGAAAGAGAAAAGGAAATATATGTAATGTCTAGAGGGTATGGATTCACTCAGGATAAAATTTCCAATTATTTGAATGTGAAAAGAACTACTGTTCAAGAATATTTAAAAAGAGCGGATAAAAAAATTGGTGAGCGATTGAGTGGAAGTTTATTTTGTATATGTTAGTATTCTTTTGGTTTAAAAATGTCGAAATTTGTCGTCAAAAAGCCACCTATATATGAACAGCCGAAACCAGTTACTGCAGATAAGTGATTGAGTGAACCTATAGCGTTGCTCTTCCTTATTCGCAAGATAGTTTAAGTTGCATACAAGTAAGAGGTTACGAGCCTTACTGTATGTTGTTCTGATTTCAATCGTAATTAGAATAGTCTTCAAAACTTCATTAATTTAAACGGTCTAAACGGAGGAGAGCTTCTGTTCTCCTTTAAGTTGATACCTGCCTACCTTTAGGGTGTCAATTTAAAGGGGTACGGAAAGATGTCCCGATATAAAATTAAAAAATTCCTGGGAGAGCTTTTGCTTCTCTCATAGCCACTGACGTAAGGCGCGTAGTCAAATTGAAAAATGTAAGAGTGCGGTGGCTGTGAGAAGAGTAAAAGGACTATTTTCTTTGCTATGTAGTTATTACACAATAAAGAGTATTTTATAAGAATGTAAAGGAGAGTAATATGGTGAGTAATTTAACTGTTGAGAATTTAAAAGAATGTTTTAATGCTGCTATTAATAACCAAGTTAAATTTGTTGGCGTATTAATAGAAATGGAAGGTTTTAAAGAAGCAGAAGTAATTATTAATAAAATAGATAATGCAGAAGACAAATTGAATTACTATCAAAATGTATATGATGAGAACTTAAATCATAAATATTCAAATGGTATTAGAATTATTGGTTGCTCTTACGGAAATTCATTTGCAGATATTCAAAAGGATCTAGTTGGTTAGAATGATGGAAGTTATTTGTACAATGTTAGGCGTTGCGTTTATTAGCGTGACGCTTTATTTATTGTTGAAGGAAAAGAAAGAGCCTAAACATCCGAAATTCGCAAAACAAACTCAACACAAACCAAATATTGTAAAACGTAAGTGAAAATCACCTAATGTAACACATCATATATTTTGTTACATTAGAATTTTAAAGAGAAATGCTGTTATATCAACGTTTTTGTCTATTTGTAAAAATAACTACCATATTTTATGTAACATATTGTATAATAAAGATACATTTAATGTAACATAACGTATGGAGGGGTAAGGAATGAAGTTTGTGCAACCAATTCGAGATAAGAAAAAATTAGAAGAAGTGAAAGAAGTTTTACGTCGTCAATCTTATCGTGATTTATTTTTATTTGAAATGGGAATCAATACAGGTCTAAGAATTAGTGACTTATTAAAGTTACATGTAAATGATGTGAAAGAAAGAACTCATATTGTTATTAAAGAACAAAAGACCGGAAAAGATAAGCGTTTCATTATCAATACAGCGTTAAGAGAAAAAATAAATGAGTATGTAAGCGGAATGGACGAAACGGATTGTTTGTTTGCTTCTAAAAAGACGGGAAAACCAATCACAAGAATTCAAGCTTATCGAATCATGAATGCTGCTGCTGAAAAAGTAGGGCTTGATGAAATTGGAACGCATACACTTAGAAAAACTTTTGGATACCATTATTATCAAAAGACAAAAGATGTAGTAATGCTACAAACAATCTTTAATCATTCTGCTCCATCGATTACATTACGTTATATAGGAATCCAACAGGATGAGATAGATAAATCATTAGAAGATTTTAGTTTATAAAGAAAAAAGCCCTAAACGGGGCTAGATACTTTTCTTCATACCGCATTTACGGCATTCTCTTAAATAGATAAAATCTTTAACGGAACTTTTGAATGCGGTATTTCCGCAATTATCACAGCGACCGCTGATTTTATCAGGATGTTCTGTGTATGTGTATATCTTGCTTAGATCGTACTTTTGTTCAGGTTGTTTATTCTCCATTAGTTTCACCTACATATCAATCTGAATTAATACAGCTTAAATATAATAACACGAAGCGTTCACATAGTGGATGCTTTTTATTTTGTAAAGCAATTAGCGTGAGGTGGTGTAAATGGAAGAAGAAAATATAAACGTTCCTACATGCTCTGTTTGTAATGAGCCGTGCATGTGGACATTAAAAATGCCGTTAACTATTACTCATTTTGATAAAACATATATCCGTGAAGCGAATACGGGTAATTCTCATATATGCATTGAGTGTTTAGAGAAGGAAGTGCAAACAATTGGATAAGGGGGCAGGTGTTATGTAATTATGGCCAGACAACGAAGTCCAGACCGTAACAAAGCGTATGAAATATTTAAAGAACATAACGGTGATATTACGAATCGTAAAATTGCCGAGTTATTGTCTACATCCGAACGAACTGTTAATGAAAAAACAGTAGGAGGATGGAAAACAAAAGATAAATGGATACAGCAATTAAATGGAGTACTCCATAAAAATGAACGGAGTACTCCAAAGAAAGATACGGAGTACTCCAAAAAGAAACCAGGAGCACCCAAAGGTAATAAGAATGCTGTAAACAATCGTGGTGGAGCTAAAAAGGGTAATAAAAATGCTGTTGGTAATACCGGAGGATCTGCTCCATTGCGAAATGGTAATGCTGCTACTCATGGTTTATATAGAAAGTACTTACCACAAGAATTATATGATCTAAAAGAAGAACTTGAGGAAGCCATTAACAATGACCCACTATCGATTTTATGGGAAAGTATAATGCTACAGCACGCTCAAATCATTCATGCTCAACGTATTATGTTCGTTAATAACAAGGAGGACATGACAAAGGAACTACGAAAGAAAAAGCTTAGTGAAAGTGGATTTGAAGAAGAATGGGAAATTCAATTTGCTTGGGATAAACAAGCAAGCTTCTTAAATGCTCAATCTAAGGCGCTTTCTACCTTGTCTGCTCTGATTAAAGACTTTGATAGGTTAGCTAATATAGATGATGAGCGACGCGCTAAACTTGAATTTATACAGGTTCAAATTGACAAAATCAAGTCCGCAACTAATAAAGATGGTGATGAAATAGATCCAGTACAAATTGTGGACGATGTGAGTGGTGAATTAGATGCTTAAACTAAAGATAAGCGAAATAATTCCAGCTCCATTTCATCCGCTTTGGTTAGCCCGAAAATGTGAAAAGATATTAAAAATCGTTTGTAAGGGCGGACGTGGTTCTGGTAAATCTACGGATATATCAATTTGTATCATTATGGATGTTATCCAATATCCCATTACCGCGCTTTGTGTAAGGAAAGTTGAAAAGACCTTACGAGAATCATGCTATGAGCAATTAAAAGAAGCTATGGAAATTTTAGGAGTAGAACATCTATTCCAATGTAAAGAAAGTCCTATGCAGATTATATATAAGCCACGAGGAAATAAAATTATATTTCGTGGTGCAGATGATCCAGCGAAAATTAAATCAATTAAAATAGCTAAGTATCCTGTTGCTGATGTATGGTTTGAAGAATTGGCCGAGTTTAAATTAGAAGAAGATGTTTCTACTATAGAGAAATCTATTTTGCGTAAAGAATTACCGAATGGATTACGATATAAAATGTATTATTCTTATAACCCGCCGAAGAGAAAGCAGTCATGGGTTAATAAGAAGTTTGAAACGCAATTCAAACCGAAAAATACATTTGTACATCATAGTACATATCATGATAATCCTCATATTTCTAAACAATTCGTGGAAGAAGCAGAAGAAACAAAAAGGCTGAAACCACAGCAATATGAACATGAATATGAAGGGAAACCGACAGGCAGCGGTGTTGTTCCATTTAGTAACCTCACATTCAGACGTATTACAGATGAAGAAATTAAAACATTTGATAATATACGTCAAGGGATTGATTGGGGTTATGGGAATGATGCGCTGTCTTTTGGTCGTATGCATTATGATAAAACACGAAGAAAGCTTTATATATTCGGTGAAATACATGGCGTTAAAATTAGTAACCGTTCGTTAGCTGAAAAGATTAAGCAGCTTGGTTGGGATGATGTAGAAATAATTGCGGATTCATCGGAACCAAAATCAATTGATGAAATGAAAAACGATCATGGTATTAAGAGAATCAAGGGAGCAGTTAAAGGTCCCGGTTCCGTTGAATACGGGGAAAAATGGTTAGATGATTTAGAAGAAATTATAATCGACCCCGAACGTTGTCCGAAAACTGCAGGTGAATTTGAAAATATTGATTATGAAGTTGATAAAGACGGTAATCCGAAAAATAGATTACAAGATAAAGATAATCATAGTATCGATATGACCCGTTACGCATGTGAGGACGATATGAGTAAACGTAAAGTAGTTATGGGTGGAAAGGTTAAAAGAGTGTAGTCGGACATTAATTGTTCGGCTATTTCTTTTGCTCTTTATTAATAGAAGAAAGGAGGACATACAAACGTTATGAGCGACAAGAAAACCATAAAGAATGTAAAAGTATTCGGAATTAACAAAGCTGCAGACGATCCGAAAAATAAGGAAGACCACAGCAAACAAATGACTGTTGATCCATTCGCGCAAATATATGGTGATAAGGGATTAGTTAAACCACCTTATGATATGGCGGCATTACTGGAAATAAAGGAAAGTAATCCTATTCATTCTGCTTGTATTAGTGCAAAAGTAGATGATATTGCAGGCGTCGGTTTCGACTTTGCTCCTTTTGAAGAAGTGAAAGAAGCAGCAAGCCAGGAGCAATATAAAAAGTTAAAGGAATTCATGCGGAATTGTAATCCGGAAATGACGAGTTCCGAAATTATAAGGGCTGTATGGGACGATTACGAAACAGTTGGCTGGGGCATTATTGAAGTTGTTCGTAATAACAAAGGTGAACCATCGGAACTATATCACATTCCAGCTCAAACGGTTCGTGCTCATAAAGATAAAGTACGCTTTGCACAAATTGTAAATAACAAAGAACGATGGTTTAAAAAGTTCGGTTATCCAGATAATTATAGTCTTGTGGATGGTCGTCCTTTAGGTGAGAAGGATATTGCAGAAAACGGAACAGAAAAAGCTGGAGAAGTAATTGTTATTCGTAAATTCGGTTCTCGTTCTTCTTATTATGGAATACCTAATTACGTTAGTTCTATCGGTTCAATAGTAGGCTCTCAAGCAGTGAGAGATTATAATATTAACTTTTTTACAGGAAAGACAATTCCGGATGCTCTGCTATTCCTTGAGGGAGTCGATGAAATAGATCAAGGAACGGAAGAGGAATTAAAAGCGTTCTTCTCTGCAGAAACAAAAGGAGAGCACCATAAGTTAGCTGTTGTTCCTGTACCGCCAGGAGCAAAAGCTAGATTAGAAAAAGTCAGCCCGGATGTAAAAGAAGGTAGTTTCCGTTTATATAAGCAGGATAGTGCAATGGAAATATGCGTAGCGCACCGTGTACCACCTTATCGTATCGGTTGGGCTATGACAGGTTCATTAGGGCAAACGACTGCTAAAGAAATGAACGAGATGTACAAGCGTTCTATTATTGAGCCTGGTCAAGAAATCTTAGAACATCGATTGAATAATCAATTGTTCCGTGTGTTTGCTGAAATACTAGGCGGTTTAGATTGGTATTTCAAATTAAACGAAATTGATACGGATGATCGTGAAGCTGATATGCAATATGCAGCTGATGGTTATGAAAAACGTATATTAACACGTAATGAATCCCGTAAAGTAGTAGGCTACGAACCAGTAGCAGATGGGGATACATTCTTTGAAGGTGGAACAGCTGCTTCTCAATTCGAAGCTATTGCAAAATCTGCAGACGATGAGCAAGAAAATATAATTGCTATTAATACATTTAGGGAAAAGCATGAAGAAGTAGAGAAGGTTATGCAAAAGAAGGTAGCTGATTTTTTTCCGGACAGGGAAATAGGCTCCTAAACCTGCTTCCCGTAATTCCTATAAAGAAAGCAGATGAAGAGATTGATCTTGTAATTGCAGAAGCAGAAGTTGATGAATTTCTTGATAGTGTCGACTGGGATGAAGAACGACAAATGTTTGTTGATGAAGTTACAGACACGCTGCAGGATGATGTAACAGAATTTGTACAAAGTGCCATTGCATCAAATGGTTTAACTTGGATGGTATTAGATCCAATTGGTGACATTGCTGCAAAATGGGTAGCTGCTTATGCTTTTGAATTAGCAAAAGGAATCCATGAAACCACTAAAGATAGATTAAGAGAAACAATGTTAAAGAATCTTAGTGAGGGAATGGGTGTAGACGCATTAAGTGTTTCTATTGCAGATGTAATGTCAGAAGCAAGTAACTACAGAGCAATGATGATTGCGCGTACAGAAACAACATATGCAATGAATTACGGCAATTTAATCGCTTATAAGGGCGCTAATAGAAATAAGAAAACATGGCTTACTGGAAATGATGAGCGTGTTTGTAAAGAATGTGGCGGTTTGCATGGAGAAACAGTAGATATTGATGATTTATTTAGCAATGGAAAGATGTGTCCACCAGCTCATCCTCATTGCCGCTGCACTATGATTTCAGAAGAGTAATAAAATACACCTATTTGATTGGGGTTTCATCGTCAAAACGTATACGGCTTTAAATTGGCTGCTATGCGTTTTGACAGTGGAACCCCAATATTTATAGGGAAGGAGGTAAAACGATGGGTTACGAACTAAAAAACGCCAATATCAGTTATATTTCATTGGTTACAAAGGGCGCTAACGGTCGTCAATTTGCCATTATGAAGAGCGCAACTACTAAACAACCGAATATATCAAAACAAGTTCCAATCCTTAAAACAGAGGAAGAGAAGCAGCTCGTTACAGGTGTGGTATATGAACCGGATGTTGAAGATTCGCACGGGGATACAATGACCGCAGAGGAAATCGAAAAGGCTGCATATACTTTTATGGAAAATTACCAACACATCGATAAGCAACATGATGAAATTGCTGGTAAAGGAACAGTTGTTGAAAACTGGATTGCTAAAAGTGATATGACAGTAGGCGAACAAGAAGTAAAAGCTGGAACATGGCTTATGACTGTTCGTGTTGATGATGCAGACACCTGGGAAGAAATTAAAAAGGGCGAAGTTACCGGTTTTTCAATGGGTGGATTTGGTGAACGTGTAGAAATCGCGAAAGCAGATGATCTTACTCATGAAGAGAAGGGGATTATTCGTAAGATGGTTGGCTTCTTCAAAGGTGAGAAACACGAAATTAAAAAAGGTGAAGTAAAAGATCGTTTTGTAGACGAAAGGCAGAACCGTGATTTACGTGCCGTTTTTAATTTGTTCGAAGATGTGTTCTATTGGGAGATTTGGGAGAATAATCCCGATATCGACCGAATGGTGACTGCTCTTGATGATATGAAGGAAATCCTTTCTTCTATTAAAGGTGGTTATACCATCGCAAAATCAGAAGATAGTGTACAAGCAGATGGAATCTTATTAGAAAATATTAAAAAAGCTGGGAAAGTATTGTCTCAAAAGAATCATACGAAATTAGATGAAGCATTAGCTTTAATTACTGAAATAAAAGAAGCTGCTTCACCACAGGAGGAAGATGGAATGAAAGCAGAAGATATTGCAGAAATTGTTAAACAGGCAGTAGAGCCACTAGCTAATAAGTTAGAAAAGATTGAAAAACAAGTGAATGGTGAAGAAGTAGAACCGACACCGGAAGAGCAAACGGATGAAGAGAAAGTTGCGGCAGTCGTCCAAAAAGCATTAGAACCATTTGCTGAACGTCTTGAAAATATCGAAAACGCTACTTCTATTCGTAAAAGTTTAGATCCAGATGAAGAATATACACCAGGGCAACAACCAATTAAAAAATCTGTATGGACAGGAATTAACCTGTAATATAAGGGGGAAATATTAACATGGGAACAACGTACAACAATAAAGATTTATTACAACGTGTATCTAGAATTGAAAAGACAATTACTACAGGTTCAGTTTCTTCTGGTTTATTAAACCCGGAGCAAAGTAAAGAATTCTTTAGAATGGCATTTGACGCAACTCCATTCTCTCAATTACATCGAAAAGAAATGCGTAAAGCAAAACAAGGTGTACTTGATAAAGTCGGTATCGGTGGTCGTATCCTACGTAAGAAAACGGAGAATAAAGATGATGAGTACCGTGCAGGTGTTACAACATCAACTATTCCATACAATACAAAAGCACTACGCTTACCTTGGGAAATTACAGAAGAAACTCTTCGCGAAAATATTGAAGGTGAAGGATTTGAAGATACTGTAATGACTCTTATGTCATCTCAAACTGGTGTTGATTTAGAAGATTTACACTGGAATGGTGATATTGATTCATCGGATCCATTCTTATCAATTAACGATGGTTGGTTAAAGAAGATTTTAAAATCAAAAGAATCACATATTATCGACCACGCTAAACTAGTGACTGGTACAGGAGAAGAAGCGAAAGCAAATGGATTTGGTAAAAGTTCAATCTTTGCTTTATCCGGTGTTATGCCAAACAAATATAAGAATAGTAATTTGCGTTGGATTATGTCGCCAAATCGTAGAGAAAAATGGATTGAATATTTAACAAACCGCCCTACAGGTGCTGGTGATGCTGCATTACTTGGAGCAGGAGATCAAGTTAATAAACCGATGGGATACGGAATTGTTACAGTTCCATCTTTAACGGATGATGTAATTATTCTTGCAGATCCACGTAACTTTATTGCTGTTAACACATATGAAACACGTATTCGTAAAACAACAGAAGGTAAATCTGCAGTAATGGAAGATAAACGATTCTATGTAATTCACTTTGATGATGATGCTGTAATTCAAGAATTGGATGCAGTTGCTATCCTTACAAATATTCCTGATACGTTCGGTGCTTAATAGCCGGGCGTATTTTTATGGATTGAGGTGTAACTTATGAAAGTAATTAATCTTCTTTTAGGTGGTACTTATACTGCTTACGGGCAAACGTTTAAGAACGGCCAGGAGGAAACGGTAGCAAATGATAAAGCTGATTACCTTGTAAGTACGGGGCATTTTGAACTTGTAAGAGAAATCGATAAGAAAGAGAAGGATAAATAATGGATATTACCGTGCAGGACATTAAAGACCGCGTAAATGTGCAGAAAATGCCCGATACGGTTATTCAAGAATTAATAGATCACTATGCTGTTATTACAAGGAAGTATTTAAGAGTTAAGCCAGCTAATCCGATGAAAGAAACCATCCGGACAAGTAAGTTGGCTTGGCTTTCTTTCCCTGCTGAATTTATAGCAAAAGTAACTCATATTAGTTCTAAACAAGATATGACCGATTCTATTACTGTAAATGGGCGTATTGTTTATGGTTTATCCGAAAATCAATTATACGAATTCGAATATAAGATGCAAGATTATGATGATCTGCAGGTACTTATGAGGAAATGTATTATTGATTTGGTTATTTCAGCAGTAGTTCGTGCTAAATTACAGCGAAAGGGCATGAAGACTTCAGAAAACATTGGTGATTATTCGTACCAGATTAGCCCAGAAACGTTAGATGAACCTGCTACAAACAATAAGATACTCAATGGTTTAAAACCGTTTAGAGCAAGAGTTAAACCGGTGATGGCTACATGAGTATGTACTTTGACGATGACGAAATGGATGATTTATATATTCATGAAGTAGTTGTAAAAAGAAAAGAGAAAAAGAAACAATCCTCTGGTAATTATGTAGAAGTAGAAGAAGACATTTATGAGAATATGATTTGCCGTGTAACTACTAATTCTGCTGCTGATAACGAGAGATTTAAGCGTGATAAACAGAATTTCGATACAACCTTTAAGATATATGCACCTGCTTCCTACAAAATCAAGCCTAATGATCGTATTCATTTCAAAAATGAAGAATTAGGTGTTGATTATACGTTTGAAGTAAAAGGAGAACCGCGTAATCCTGCATTTATGAATCATCACATTGAGATTTTTTGCGAAAAGGTGTGATGTTATATGGCAAACTCAGTAGAAATTGAGTTTTCAAGCAATATGGAGCAGGTAAAGGCACAGATTAATAACTTATGTGTCGAAAGAGTAACCGGCGCTACAATCCATTTGCAAAATCAAGTTAAAAAGAATCTCACAGGTAGCCGTAGCGGTAAACAATACAAGATACCACATACAAGCCGTAAATATATTGCATCCAAACCAGGTGAAGCTCCTGCTGTTCGTACTGGTGATTTGTTGAATTCTATTAAGTACAACATTAAAAGGTCACAATCAGAAGTATTGGGCGCAGTAGGAAGTGACTTACAAAAAGCAATATGGCTTGAAAATGGTACAAGTAATATGGAAGCCCGTCCATTCCTATTAAAAACATTTGAGAGAGAACGCAGGGAGCTGAAAAGACAGATGGGAGGGTGATTATATGTCTACTGCTATTGCAGCTATTAGAATGCTTGTAGAGAATGATGAAATAATAAAAGCCAATCTATCGGAATACGGTGAAGGTGAAGACAAAGGTCCTGCTCTTACATTTCAAACTGCACAAGATGATATGGAAATGCCTTATGTAGTTATGAGAATTGAAGCAGATAATCCAGATGACGTTGAAATTATAGATCGTATGATTCTAAATTTTGATGTGTATTGTGATAATGGGGATTATGATAAGGCAAAGTTAATTGCTACACGTATTGAGAAGTTATTAGATAGAGAAGTTGGTTTAAAAGATGATGGGATACTTTCTATACATCGTGCAGGTAAACTACCGGTACCAGATGAAGACCCATCTATCATTCATATAAATGTAAAATTTCTTGTCCGAACCATACGAACGGACTTGTATTAGGGGGTAGAACAAATGAGCTGGAAGTTAATTAACGGTGTTCGGGAAGGAACTACTGATAATTTCGTTATTGGCCCTGGTGTTATGTATAAGAATTTTAAAAGCGTA